GAAGGCGTGGCATGGCCGTGTGGACAACTACGGCCAACTCCACGTCGAGCAAGTGCCCGAGGGCAAGCTGGGCGACTACCTTGCGCAGCTCGAACAGAAGCCCAACGATCTGCCGCCCATGCGCAATGCCAATCGACGGTTTGCATTCTGCTTCATGTTGACGTACAAGAACGGCGATCGGCTGATTACCGACGATACGGCCAAGGTGCAAGCGTGGAATGTTGCGCGGTGCGATGTGCTCTTTCTCAACGCAGGCTTCGAGACACAACTAGCGGTGGGCTATCGCTATCGGTGGTGCGCGGATTGCAGATGGCAGTACGCCATGGGCAAGCCTGCCGATCACGACATGCAGTGCATTGCCAACGAATTACTCTACCTCTAAGACCATGCCTAGAGACTTCTTGAAGGGGTGGCGCGAAGCCATCGAACAGCTTCCCATGCAAAGCGACGCAGCGGCGAAAGAGCTTGAAACGCAATTCCGCACCCTGCGTCTGTGGCACTGGAACATGGCCCGCTATCATCGCAACTGCGCAAACGCGTATACGCCAAAGAGCGCATCCGCGAGTGTCCATCACGCGCAGGCCGACTTCCACATCAAGCAGGTCCAGCTCCTGAACGTGTTCTTTGCCGTTGGAGACACGGCCGAGGCGGACGCTGCAAAATGACCGCAAGGCGCTGCGATGTGTGCTTAGGCTGTGCGGCGCCTCATCGATGTCCTCTATTAGGAGCTGATCAAATGAGTGCAATTCCAGGACCGCAGGTTGTAGAGGTGATGCCGCTCGGGCCGCGCATGCCGGTGACGCATGTTTTGAAGTGCGACGAGCAAGCCTTCCATGATGTCTCGCTGGGCATCAAGAAATGCGAAGTGCGCAAGGCAGACCGTGATTACCGTATCAACGATACTCTGCTGCTCAAACAGACGTACGGTCCGGCAGACCGCGACGACTACACCGGGCGCGAGCTGTACAAGCGCATTACCCACATTCAACGCGGCTACGGTCTGCCCGATGGCCTGTGCGTGCTTTCGCTGGGGGATGCGTGATGGATGCCTACCGCAAAGAGGCAGCCCGTATTCGGCTGCATTCGCTCGCGTGCAATCTGCGCCTCACGTCCAACAGCGAACCGGATCGCGACGCGGCCGAGCTGTTGGCGAAGTACCTGAATGGTGTGTTCGTGGACGAGACGCTACCACAGCTCGACGAGCTCATGCGTCAAGCCCTAGCGGCCCGGCTGCGGCGCCTGTACGCGCTGACAGGCATGGTGAACTATGGGCGCTATCCGGACAAGGATGTCATTGAAATGGCAGCGTCTTCTATTGGCTTGCTGTGTGGGTCTATCGAACACGAGCGTGCGAAGTTGGAAGAAGTCTTCCAGTGCGTCTATGACGCGTACAACAAACCGCGCGATATGGTGCCCGATGACAACGCCTACATCTTGTTCATGCGGAAGAAGCTGGGCGCTGCATACACGCTGCTTCAGTACATCACGGGGAGGCTGAAGAAATGATCGTTGAGCACCCCCATCGGATTATGTGGCAGAAGAGAGTCGAGGGGGAAATTTGCGTGCTGCCCCGTGTTACCTTACGCCACTGGCCCAAGTCAAACGCGTGGTACTACATGTGCACGCATCCGCTCAAGTGGAACTTGATGAAACCGCTTGAGCGGAGGATCTACATACGCACATGTGATTGGTGTGCAAAACAGAACTCAAGGCTAAACGGCGGACGTGACCATTCGGCAGATTAGACCGCAGCCCGGTCCTCAAGAGCAGTTCCTCTCATCCCCCGCAGACATTGTCATTTATGGTGGCAGTGCTGGCGGGGGAAAGACGTTTGGCGCGCTCATGGAGCCGCTGCGTCATGTGACCAGCAACCCCGAGTTCTACACGGTCTACTTCCGCCGTGAGACGGTGCAGATCAAGAACCCGGGCGGGCTGTGGGATGAGAGCATGAAGCTCTACCCGGCAGCCGGGGGCGTGCCAACGATGCACGTCCTCAAGTGGACATGGCCCAAGGGCGGTTACATCAAGATGGCCCACTTGGAACACGAGAAGGACATTCTCTCGTGGCAGGGCGCGCAGATACCGCTCATCATCTTCGATGAGCTTACGCACTTCAGCGAGACGATGTTCTTCTACCTGATTTCGCGTAACCGCTCTACGTGCGGGGTCAAGCCCTACATGCGATGCACCACGAACCCAGACGCTGACTCGTGGGTGCGCAAGTTCATTGATTGGTGGATCGGCGAAGACGGTTACGCCATCCCGGAACGCAGCGGTGTCATCCGCTACTTCTGCCGCATCGACGATACGGTGTATTGGGCTGATACGCGTGAAGAACTCATCGCGCAGCATGGCCCGGATACGGAACCTCTGTCGTTCACCTTCATCTTGTCGCGCCTGAAAGACAACGTGATCTTGAATAAGGCTGACCCGAAGTACCGGGCCAACCTGAAGTCAATGACGCGTGTGCAGCGTGAGCGTCTGCTGGGCGATGAGGAGCGCGGCGGTAACTGGAACGTGCGGCCCAGCAGCGGTGCGTACTTCAAGCGGCACGAGTGTCAGTTGCTTGACAGATGTCCTACCGACGTTATACGTTGGGTGCGAGCATGGGACTTGGCTGCAACCGAGCCGAGCGATGCGAACCCAGACCCCGACTATACCGCTGGCGTCCTCATGGGGATTCGACCTGAGGGCTGCGTACCGCGATTCATTGTGGCCCACTGTGTAAGCGACCGCGTCAGAAGCGAACGCGTGCGCAACATGGTTAAGAACTACGCCAGCATGGACACAGACAACGTCCATATCCGCCTGAACCAAGATCCGGGGCAGGCAGGTAAAGAGCAAGCGGAGTCGTACGTACGCATGCTGGCAGGTTGGCGGGTGCGTGCGATCCGCGAGTCTGGCGACAAGATTACGCGTGCCGAACCATTCAGCGCGCAGTGGCAGGCAGGGAATGTCGGCGTGCTGCGCGGGCCGTGGAACGAACGTTACTTCAACGTGCTCGAAGCCTTTGGCGGTGAGAACGTGCATGATGACGAGGTTGACGCCAGCAGTGCAGCGTTCAACGACCTACAGCGCCCATTGAGCATCTACGACACGATGGGTGACGACATAGACGAACCAGAGGTGGAAGATGCCGAGCAAGCCTAGAACCGCAGGGACTGCACTGAACCGAGCACGTGTGGACAAGGGCTTCAAACTCCCCGTCGCAGACAGCATCGAATCCAATGACGGCTCGCTTGTGAATGTGGTGGCCGGGCTGGGCACGGATCGGGACAAGATGTCCTACACGCAGTACATCATGCCCGTGTCGCTGAGTGTGTATCAGCTGACGGCCATGTACCGCTCGAGCTGGCTTGCGCAGAAGACCATCAACATCCCAGCGGGCGACCGGACACGAGAATGGCGCACGTTCATCTTTGACGATGACCAAGGTGACGGCAGTGTCGACGCGCTGAAGAAGCGCAAGAAAGATACGCGCATGTTCGATCTTGAGAAAGCAGAGAAGAAGCTGAACCTCAAGAAGAAGTACACCGACGCAATCAAGTGGGGTGCACTGTACGGTGGCGCAGTCCTCATCATGGGCACGAAGCAGAAGCTGGATACGCCGCTCGTGCCGGAGAACGTCAAGAAGGATGATCTTCAATACGTGCTTTGCGTTGACAGGAATCGCATTGCCCCAGAAGGCGCGTCGTTTGTGATGGACCCAGCGGACCCTGATTTCGGGCTGCCTGCGATGTACATCCTCAGTGAGAGCATGGTCCGTGTGCACCACAGCCGCATCATTCGCTTCGGTGGTGTTGAGCTGCCGTGGGATGCATGGGTGAACAATGGCTACTGGGACGACAGCGTCTTGCAGGCTGCGTACTCGGCCATGATGAACGCAGACACGTCTACGGCCAATGTTGCCACGATGCTGTTCGAAGCCAACGTTGACGTGATCAAGGCGAACCAGCTTGCGGAGACGCTCGCCAAAAAGAACGGTGAGGCTATCATTACGAAGCGGTTCCAAGTCTCGCAGTTGATGAAGGGCATCAACCGAACGCTGCTGCTGGACGGTACGGAAGAATACGAGAAGAAGTCAAACAGCTTCCAGAACCTCGAGCCGTTGCTTGCTCGGTTCCTGACCAACTACTGCGGAGCTGTTGACATCCCGGTATCGCGCTTCATGGGTACGTCGGCCACGGGCCTGAACGCGAATGGGGACAACGACGTGCGCAACTATTACGACGGCATCAAGAACAAGCAAGAGTCAGACGACCGGCCAAGGCTGGAGCGCTTTGACGAGGTGTTCGTGCGTTCTGTGCTGGGCACAATGCCGGATGACTACCGCTTCGAGTTCAACAGCCTCTGGCAGATGAGCGACAAAGAGCAGGCAGACATCGAAAAGACGAACGCGGACCGCGACAAGATCTACCTTGACGCAGGCGTCATTACTGAGGGCACGGTCGCCAAAGACCTCAAGGAAAATGGCGTCTACAAGAACCTCACCGACGAGGATGTCGAGCTCGTGGACCAGTTGTCCCGTGAAGCGCTCATCAACCCGCCAGAACCGCCTGTGGGCGGCGCAGTAGACCCGGCCACGGGTAAGCCCCTGCCGCCACAACCGGGCAAGCCTGCGGCCCCTGCGCCAGCCCCAGCCCCTAAACTGCCATGAACTTCAAGCAGGCCCTCCAACTGAGGGCGCGAACCACGGGCAAGAAGCCCCGTGGCACGGTCAAGATCAAGCCCCCAAAGGCCATGAAGCGTCAGGAGCTGTGGTACGCGAAGCAGCTCAACGGGCTGGTGAACCAGTGCTGGGCAGCGGTGGAACGCGAGCTCCTGCCCGTACTCAAGCACCACGAAGACGATATCGCCTACACCGGGGCCAAGGACGCCACCACGGGCGCGGCAGCGGCTGTCAACGGCGCGCTCAACGCCCTATCCAGGATCTTCGGCAGGCTGGCAGAGCAGGCAGACAGACTAGCTGAGGTTCAGACGCAGGCTGTGCTCGCAGAGACAGACGCCCAGCTTGTGAAGAACGCTCAGGCTGCTGTAGGCGTGAACATTGCTCCCCTGATGACGTCTGGTGCAGTGGCGGATGAGGTGGCGCTGGGCCTTGCTGCCAACGTGTCGTTGATCCAGAGTATCCCGACGCAGTTCCACCAGCGTGTGGCTAACACGGTGCTGAATAGCGTTCGGTCTGGGATGCGCTATACGGCCATCGTTAGCGACCTCATGAACGACTACAGCATCACCAAGAACAGGGCGACGCTGATTGCACGGGACCAGACCAGCAAGCTCAATGCATCGTTCAACGAAGCACGCCAAACGCAGCTCGGCATCAAAAAGTACATCTGGTCGACGTCGCTTGACGAGCGTGTGCGGGATAGCCATGCTGAAAAAGAGGGCCAGACGTTTAGCTGGGATGATCCCCCTGCTGATACGGGCCACCCCGGCAATGACGTGAATTGCCGTTGCACAGCCATCGCAGTATTCGAACTGGACGACCTATGACACGCCTCTCTGTCAAAGACACAATTGCATTGCCCACACAGCGGACCATTACTGCTGACGGGTTCATGCTGACTACGGCCCGGGCCTCTCGCACCGGCACGCAGGACTACCGCGCATTCGAGCTCGGCCTCACCGACCGCGACCCGATGGCGATCGTGGTTGCCTACCGACCGCCTGAAGAAGTCTTTGCGCCGGATTCGCTCGCGTCATTCCAGCACAAGTCGATCGTTGATGATCACAAGCCGGTGAATGCGGACAATTGGAAAGAGGTGAGCGTTGGCGATGCGCACAACATGCGCAAGGGCGAGTATGTTGATGCAGAAGGCCATTACACGGACGTGGACCTTGTTGTTAAGGACAGTTCGGCCGTTGCAAAGATCAATGCCGGCAAAGTACAGTTGTCGTGCGGTTACGATTTCGAACCCGACTGGACACCCGGAACCGCCCCGAACGGGAAGAAGTATGACTTCGTCCAACGGAAGATTCGCGGCAACCACATTGCACTTGTGGACGCCGCAAGGTGTGGCCCGGCCTGTCGGGTTGGTGATTCAACAAAGGAACCAAGGACTATGACCGATCGTACCATTGTGGTCGACGGCATCCCGGTACTGGTGAACGATGCTTCGGCCGCTGTCATCGACAAGCTCCAGAAGCAGCTCACCGAGATGGGCGTGACCGTCGCAGCGCGCGATGCGCAGCTGAAAGAAGTGATCGTTATCGGCGACAAGTCGATTGCACTGAGCGACAGCGCGACGCTGAAGACCGCGATCGCTACGCTCGTGAACGATCTGGCAACTGCCAAGAAGGACGTCATGACCCCGGAACAGCGCGACGCGATGGTCGCTGACTGGGCCGAGACCATCGAAGACGGCAAGCGCCTGTTCGCTGGTCTGGACCACAAGGGCAAGACCTGCCACGCGATCCGCGTCGAGGTGCTGAAGCACGTCGCCAACGACGAGGCGCTGAAGCAGCCGCTGGCAGTCATGTGCGGCGGAAAGGCAGTGGACCAGCTCGACCAAGAGCAGGCCCGCACCGCGTTCAAGCTGGTGGCTTCGCTGAAGCCCGCAGCCGATGCGGCCACGGAGCAGAACCGTATGAACGACGGTGCTGCGTTCCTGAACAAGCAAGACCCGGCCCAGAACGGCAACGGCGGCACGCAGGCAGTCGTCGATGCTCATATGGATTACACCGCCCGCATGGCGAATGCGTGGCAGACCAAGAAGGGGGCTTAAAGCATCATGGCTCAAGTCAAGAACGGCGTGAACCTCGCCACGAATGGCGCGGCCCTGCTGCCGCTGGGCATCCCGGGCGCAGGCTACGACTTCAACCCGCGTCATGTGGTGTCGAAGCGTAACGCGTCCGCTGGTGCTGCCGGTTCTGCTGCGGCGCGTATCATCTTCGGTACGTTCGTCGCACGGAACGACGCGAAATCGATCAAGAAGATTGCAGCCGACGCAGACGTGCCCATCGGGCTCGCCATGTACTCGGCCGAAAAGATCTTCCCGATCGACGGCGGCGAGACCGGCTGGGACAAAGACGACACGGTGCCCGTTGCGAAAGAAGGCTACTTCTACGCACGCGCTGCCGAGGCCGTTGCAGAAAACGATGACGTCATTTCGATCACCGCTGGTGGCGGCACGATCGGCTCCGCACAAACGGGTGCCGCTGGTGCAGGCCGCGTCGCAGTGACCGGCGCAAAATGGCGTACCACCACGGCAGCCGGTGAGGTGGGTGTCATCGCGATCCGCTTCCAACTGTAAACCGGGTCTTTTCGAAAAGGAACGACAAACATCATGCGAAACCAACAAGACCCGTACATCCTGCGCCGCCAGCCGGTGTTCGATGCGGCCATCCGCCAGAACCCGGCTTTCTCCGGGATCATCGGTTCGCCGATGGATCTGGGCATTCACGGCATGGACGCGGCCAACGGCATCGGCTTCCTGATCAGTCAACTGGCGTACACCGAGCAACAGGTGTTCCAAGTCATGCGCGAGCCGCTGCAATACGCGCAGCTGATCCCCATCTCGACCGCTGCTGGCGAGTGGGCCGAAACCATCCGCTACGAAACGACCGACAACGTCGGCCGAGGCAAGCGGATCACCGCATCGGGTAAGGACATCCCGATGGCGAACGTGCTGGACGGTGATGCGTCCATGCCGGTCGTGCTGGGCGGTATCGGCTACGAGTACAACACGGAAGAGCTGCGCAAGGCTGCGTTCCTGCGCCGCCCGCTGCCCCAACGCCGACTCAACGCGGCTATCGACGCCTACGAACGCCACATGAACGACGTGGCGCTCAACGGTGAAGACAACCTGCCGGGCTTCGTGAACAACCCGTCCGTGTCGAGCGGCAATGCGCCGAACGGCTCGTGGGCTCCGACCGACCCCGACAAGATCCTGGCCGACGTCAACGCCCTGATCCTCCAGATCTGGACCGCGACCGCAAAGGTGGACGTGCTCACGGACATCGTGTTGCCGAACGCCGAATACGCGATGATCTCGACGACGCGCATGGCTGGCTTCAGCGACAAGACCGTGCTGTCGTGGCTGAAGGAAAACAACATGGCGAAGCTCGAGCGTGGGGTTGACATCAACTTCACCGCGCTGACCTCGCTGGCATCGGCGGGCGCTGGCGGCACGGCCCGCATGATCGGCTACGTGAAGCGGCCGAACCGGCTGGTGTTCCACATCCCGATGCCCCTGCGCTTCCTCGCACCGCAACCGGTCGCTCTGGCGATGCAGATTCCGGGCGAGTACAAGTACAGCGGCGTCGAGTGGTACTACCCGCAATCGGCCTACTACATGGACGGCATCTAAGCCGACCGCTACGTAGAGCCAGCTGAAGCCCGGGCAGGTGTGGATAACGCCCGCCCGGGCTTTTTACTCACTACCCACTGGAGAGCATCCATGGCAAAGGTTCGCATTATCAACAGCACCCCGGGCGCTATCACGCTCATGGCGTACAACCTCAGCGGTCAACTCGAAATGGCCGTGATCCCCGCAGCAAACAACCAAGCCCCCGGCGAGGCTCTGGTCGACGAAAGCCTGCTGGAACTGCTCGAGAAGAAGGGCGACCGCGCCGTCAAGGCTCGTTTTGACGCGGGCCACCTGCGCCTCGCAAAGTCGAACACTGTTCCGGAAGAACAGAAGATGACGCCCGTGCCGGAAGACACCCCGGTTGTGACGCCTGAACCGGCAGTGCCCGCCGTGCCGCCCGCACCGGCTGCCGACGATGTCCCCGAAGTGACCGGCAACACGCCCCCGGACGCGCCGTGGGCCACGGGTAACAAGTAATCACCAACAGGTGTAGTCATGACCGCAACCGTACAAGGCTTTCGCGTCCTGTTCCCGGAGTTCAACGAGCCGGTGAACACTGACGCCCAAGTGCAAATGCACATGGACCTCGCACTCGCTGAAGTGAATGCCGAGCTGTGGGATGAAGCCTTGTACGATTATGCGGTCTACTACCTGACCGCTCATTATCTTTGCCTCTACGATTGGCGCACTGGGGTTAAGATCCCGGGCGTGCCCAAGCCTGCCGAGTTTGGGACGGGCGTGGGTGCAAAGATCATGAAGAAGGTGGGCGATGTGCAAGTACAGTACAGCGCGGAGATGCTGTCTAAAGCTCTTGATAACCCGTACCTGTGGACGCCGTACGGCCTCTGGTACTGGGATCACATCGGCCCGTACATGGGCGCAATCGCCGTATGATCAAGCCTACCGCTCAACTCAAGAAGGCTGGCAAGGTTCTGTCGAACTCTGCCACGAACGCTATTGAGAAAGAGCGGGTGCTTGACCTTGTACGCCGCATGGAAGGCGGGCACGACAAGGTCTATATCGGCGTGCCGGTTGGCGCAGCTCCGGAAGAAAACGGGACGCCTATGGCCGTTGTGGCTGCGGCCCACGAATTCGGCGCGCCATCGCGCGGCATCCCAGAGCGTTCGTTCCTGCGCGTGTCGCTGACGATGAATGCGGAGAAGTACGTCAACTTTAACCGCGCGCTAATGCCACGCATCATTAACGGTCAAATCGGCTTTGAGCAAGCGCTCGGCCTACTTGGCGAGATGGCAAAGGGAGACGTGCAACGCTTCATTGCAACGAACACATACCAACTCAAGCCAGCAACGATCAAGCGCAAGGGCTCGAGCAAGGCCCTGATTGACACCGGCAACATGCGGCAGAGCATCACGTGGGTGCTCGACCCCAACGATAAGGCTTCAGCATGATTGACGTCAGCGAACTGATTGGCGATGAGGACATGGGTGGCGGAGTATGGCCTACCAAGCTCATGCAGCGCACGCGCGTCACGACCGGCGACAGAGCAGGCGAGTTTGATACTGTAGTTGTGCCGGGTACGGTGGAAGCGAACATCCAGCCTGCCAGCGATTGGCAGAAGCTGAATATGCTGCCGGAAGGCCAGCGTAATGACGACGCCATTCGCATCTACAGCCTTGAAGAGATCCAGGATACAACGCTGGTGCAGTGGCGTGGCGAGTGGTACAAGGTCGCCTCCAAGAAGCGATGGATGGATGGCGGGTATTGCCTTCAACTTGCGGTGCAGAACAATGCAATCCAAAGATGACCTGAACCGCAAGGTGCGCAAGCTGGTTGCGATCGCTACCGGCTTGGACCCGCAATGGATCAGCCCAGCAGACCAGAGCTTGGATATCCCTGCGCCCCCGCAAGTGTGGGTAACGGTGAGGGTAGACATCTTCGGCCCGGTGGGTCTGGATGAAGTGCGATACAAGAACGGCACGAATAACCTCGTTGCAGAAACCGTTGAGGGCGCTCGGCTCTGCACGGCAAGTATCCAGTTCTATCGCGTGGGGGCGCTTGATCTAGCCAACCGCTTTAAGACGCGCGTGCGCATGAGCACTGCCGTTGAATACATGCGGGCTAACGACATTGGATACGTGTCGCTTGGAGCAATCAACGATGTAACCGCAGTGGAGAGTGAGGACTGGGAAGAGCGCTCGGCGGTGCAGTTGGTTTTCCACACCAGCGTGCAGGACACAATCGACCTGCCTACGTACGGTACGTTCGACTTCACCATCTATCGCGACGACCCAGACGCGAGCTACCACTTCACAGTTACAGCCCCGGGAGAAGACCAAGCGCAGAACTCTCTCACCACCGAGGACGGCAACACGCTGACCACGGAATCCAGCGACCCTATTCTGTTTGATTAATCATGCCAAAGAAGATCTCCCAGCTTGACCCGTTGCAAGGTGCGCTGAAGCCCGAAGCAGTCGTTCCGGTTACGCAGGATGGGGTAACGGTGAAGGTGCCCGTTTCGTCGTTCGGTGGCGCAGGCCCAGCAGGCCCAGCAGGCCCCGCAGGCGCTACGGGGGCCACGGGGGCTACTGGCCCTACCGGGCCAACCGGCAACGCAGGCCCTACGGGTGCCACAGGGCCGACGGGGGCCACTGGCCCCACGGGCGCTACGGGCAACAAAGGCCCCGATGGAGATCCAGGAACGGGCGCTGCTGGGCTGTTCGATGGCAAGCACAACTTGCGCGATCTGTTTGCCGCTGCGGCTGCGTATCACGGACCAACCAACACTGGCGATCCGTCTACGTTGCTTGGGATCGCCTGCTGGGGCGACAGTGTCGGTCCGCACGTATGGTCGCAACTCTTCTTGCTCATGCTCCAGAGCTACGAGCAGGCTGGCGCGTTTGGGCCGACGGCGCTGGGTGTACAGGGTACGAGCGTTCCAACCACGACTGGAACTGTCTTCAACAGCGGTGCAGCGCCCGTTGACCAATCGTCAATGGACGGCACTGGTGGCAATGCAGACTTCACGTATCTGCCGAGTGGTGATCATTACGAACTGAGCAACGGTGCAACGCTTGAGTTTGACGCTGGCTTCTCGTATGGATGGGACACGGTTCGCGCCTACTTTGCCAAAGGCCCGGGCATGGGCTCTGCCAAGGTGGACTTCTTGGACCGTGACAACGGTGACGCGCAGCTCGCCACGCAAACCATCAACCTAGCGGATACGCAGCTTGGCGGCGCAAAGGTTCAAATCGTAGCTGACAAGAACAAGGCGTACAAGGTGCGCATTACGGCCACGGGTAAGGTTGTGTTCCTGCGTGGCGGCATGCTCAAGAACTACGGGCTTGTGCCCCTCATCTTCGCGCGCGGCGGGTCCATCCTGTCGCAGCAGAACTACGCAAGCACTGCGATTGCCTCGTATCTGCTGAACGACCTGAACGTGAAGCTCATGCTTGTTCAGGCAAAAGAAGAGAACGTCAACGTGAACGTGCCTGCCATGTTTGCGCGGTTCGCTACGCTGCCTGCGTTCTCGAAGCTGGTGATTGGCTCGTTGCCAGACAACAGCGACGCAGCGACGCAGATTGCGAATAACCAAGTATTCCACGATCAGGCGCTGCTGAACGACGCAGCTTATTACGACGGATACGCAGCCTGCAAGAATTACGCAGAGCTTGTCCGGCTGGGCTGGCAGGGTGACGGCACGCACCCGGCCGACGAGGCTAACCGCTTCGTTGCATCAATGATCCTCGGCGAACTGGACTTGCTGAACATCTTTGGCACAAGCGAGCGGCGCGACGTGCGCAGCCAAAGGATCATCGGGGAACACTACATTACGTACAACGGCGGCGTAACTCGCATCATGCGTTCGTACGGCGGCAGCGATGCTGACCGAGCTTTGCTCGAGAACATCGTGCAACTGCGCTTTGGCGCGGATGGCGTGGCCGTATCGTTGCAGCAGCGCACCCCGAACAGCGTTCAAATCATCGCCGCAGATGGTAGCCCGGGGAGCCTCTACTGCGGCAACGTCGAGCAGGGGGACGAAAACCAGCAGAACTACTTCGGTGGGAACACGATCTTCAACCGTTGGGTTACATTGGCGCGGTACACAGTAGAAGAACTACCGGGCGTAGATGATGCTTCGTTTGCATTCGCTACGAACGGCCGAAAGAACGGCGAAGATGTGGGCAATGGCACAGGTGTCCCGGTCTATCGTGTCTCAAGCCAGTGGCTGAAAATCAGCGACGATCAACCTGTGCAATCTTAATCTAAACGAAAGAGGAACCGATCATGACGCTTCCGGTCAATCGCGTTGTCAAAGTAACGATCCTCACGTCGCCGATCTTTCCGAAGCGTAACGGTTTCGGGATCGCGCTGATTCTGGGGACTGGCCCTTATCTGCCGGTCGGCGAACGCTCGCGGCCCTATGCAAGCATGACCGAAGTTGCGGTCGACTTCCCGGCGAACAGCGAAGAGTACAAGGCCGCGCAGATTGCCTTCAATCAGTCGCCGCGCCCGGACCAGATTCGTATCGGCCGTCGGTTCGCAACCGCAGTTGGCGGTGAGCTGGTGGGCAGCGCGCCCAACTCCACGGACGCCGCAACGTGGGCTGCAATCGACGATGGCTCGTTCAGTGTGAATCTGGACGGCACGAAGGTTGATGTCAGCCCGATCGACTTCACCGGCGTTGCCAACATGAACGCCGTGGCGGCGAAGATCCAGACGGCAATTCAAGCTGAGACGGGCGGCACGGGTGCAACCGTAACGTGGAATGGCACGGTGTTCAGCATTCACTCGGCTACCACTGGTCCGACGTCGACCGTGTCCGTGACTTCCGCTGTGGCCCCCGCAGTCGGTACGCACATCGGCGGTCTCATGGGCACCGACACGGGCAAGCCTGCGGCTGGCGCTGCTGCCGAAACGATCACGCAGGCGCTCGACGCGCAAGACCTGTACTCGAGCGAATGGTACGGCGTTCACTTCACCAACGGCCAACTCGCGTCCAATGACGACTATCTCGCGTTTGGCGCGTGGGTTGCGAGCAAGGTGAAGATCGGCGGCGTCACCAGCACTGCATCGGTCCTGTACGACCCGACCAGCACGACCGACTTCGCGTCGTTGCTGAAGGCCCAGCTGAACCGCCGCATGTTCACGGTGTACGATGCGTCGAACAAGTACGCGGCCCTGTCGGCGATGGTTCGCGCCTTTGCAGTCAACTTCAACAATCAGAACAGCACAATCACTCTGTTCTTGAAGACCCTGCCGGGCGTCACCGCAGACGACACGATCAACACGACCCGAGCCAACGCACTGGAAGACAAGAACGTCAACTACTACACGGCGTTCGGCGACTCTCCGGCTCTGGCGAACGGCGTGATGGCCGATGGCACCTACTTCGATGAAGTGCATGGTCTGGATTGGTTCCAGAACGCCATCGAAACGAACGTGTTCGGGTTCCTCTACACCCGCACGACCAAGGTGCCGCAGACCGATCGTGGCGTTGCGCTGATTGTGCAGCAGGTTGAAAAGGCTTGCGATCAAGGCGTTAACAACGGCCTGCTCGCTCCGGGCGTGTGGAACGGTGCTGAGTTCGGGACGCTGCTGGCGGGCCAGTTCCTGAAGACGGGCTACTACGTCTACGCGCAGCCGGTCGCCCAGCAGAACCAGAGCGACCGCGAGGCCCGCAAGGCTCCCCCGATTCAAGTGGCTGCGAAGGGCGCTGGCGCAATCCAGCACGTCGACATCGAAGTCACCTTCGAACGGTAATCAGCGGTATTAACCACAGGAGCAACTCATGCGCCGCTACAGTTTTCTCGATACGATCTTCGCGGTCAATGGCGTTGAAGCCACGGGCTGGAGCGAAGGTGACGATGTTATCAAATGCACGCGCCGGACGGACTCGGCAAGCGACAAGGTTGGCGCTGCTGGCGAGATGATGGTCTCGCTGTCGGCCGACCGCTCTGGCGAAGTCACGATCAAGTTGCAGCAGACGTCCAGCTTCCGGGCGTACCTGCTGGACTTGCTTGGTCGCCAAGAAGCAGGCAACCTCGAGTTCATCCCGGTGTACTGCACCTTCCGCGATGTGTACCGCCTTGACGTTGTGAACGGCTCGGTTGGTTACATCAAGAAGCCCGCTGACTTCCAGCGCGGCGCGGCAGGCAACGACGAGGAATGGACCTTCGTGGTCGAGCGCCTCGACATTCTGGCTGGGGACATCCAATAATGCGTGAACCGCAAACCAAACAAATCGGCGAGCACCGCGTTACGGCGTCGGTGCTGCCCCCGCGTGATGCTCTGCAAGTTCAAGTCACGCTTGTGAAGCTGCTGGGGCCGGGCCTCTTTGCCGCCTTCAAGTCTGGCGGGGGCTCGAAGGAAGAGCTTGGCGGCATGTTGATGAGCGCACTGTCGTCCAATGTCGATGAGGCCACGGTGACGCGCCTGATCGAGAAGCTGTTGAGCTTTGCCCGGGTCAACGGCGACAAGGTATCGCTGGACAGCGCAGACGTTTTTGCTGGCGATCCGCTGCTGGTGTGGGAAACCGCGATGCATGTACTGGTCAGCAACTTTGCGGATTTTACCAACGCCGTGCGCTCACGTTTCGGCCAACTCGGCAAGAAGGGCCAAGCGTCGAACCAATCGAACTCGCCAACATAAGTTGGTACATCTGGCGACCTGTTCTGCGTGACCCGCCGCTGTGTACGTACCGTGAACTCTGCGATGGTACGTACACATTGAACGATCTCGCAGACATGCACGAGGCGATGGATGTAGAAGAAGAGTACGCACGGCGGCAAGAAGCATTGAGGAACGCTAAGAAATGATTATCGATAGCTTGCTGGTCGCGCTGGGGTTTGAGGTAGATACCTCGGGGGCCGAAACGTGGATCGAGAAGGCCCGCGAAGCCGAGACCGCAGCTATCGGTTTTGTTGGCGCTATCGTGGCCCTTGCCGGGGCGATTGGTATCGCCACCATTGCGGTCGCGGGCGAGATGGATGAGCTCGGCGACTTCGCTGACCTGAACAACGTATCCGCAGCGGCGGTTGAAGAACTGGGCCACGCTGCGCAACTCTCCGGCTCGAGCCTTGATGCACTGAAGTCTTCTGTGCAAGGCTTGAACCGCGTCGCTGGTGAAGCGGCCCTTGGCATTGGCCGGGGCGCAAAGATCTTTGAGAAAGTCGGCCTAAGCGCAAAGGATGCGAACGGTGAAGTAAAGACGTTCGATGAGCTGCTGCTTGACGTTGCCGACAAAATGCAAGGACTGTCCGCTCAAGAACAGATTGCGCTTGCGGCAAAGCTAGGCTTGGACCCGACGCTGGTTCCGCTGCTGCGCAGAGGCCGTGAAGAGATTGAAGCCCTGCGCCAAGAGATGCGGGACTTCGGCGCGCCCACGGACGCAGACTTCGCTGCGGCTGGCGAGTTCACGGACACCATTGACCGGCTCAAGGCAATGGCAAAGGCAACCGGGCAAGCCATTGCGCTCTACTTCTTGCCGATCGTCAAAGAGACTGTTGAAGCCTTCCGTCAGTGGTGGTTCACCAACCGCCAGTTCGTACGGGACAACATCTACAGCGCGTTGCAATTCATGATCAATCTGATGAGCGTGGTCTTTGACTGGCTCCGTCGGCTTGGTTCTGTTTTGCAATGGCTCATTGATCTCATTGGAGGCTGGCGGACTGTGCTGCTGTTGGCCGGTGCCGCGCTGACCATCTTTGTATCTGCCCAGACGCTCAAGGTACTGACCGGCTTTGTTGCGATCTTGAACGCCGCGCGCACGGCCATCTTCGGCCTACTGGCAGGGGTCGGCTTGATGCCGGTCCTAATCGCCGCTGCGGCTGCTGCAATCTTCTTGCTGATCGACGACATTGTGAACTTCGTCGAAGGCAACGACAGCATCGTTGGGCGCTTGGCAGAACGGTTCTCCGGCTTTGCCGAGTTCCTACGCGTGATTGGCTACGACCTGCGCGAGTTCTGGCAGCAAATGACAGAGGCTGTCTCCGGTGCTGGACCGCGCTTCGCCGAGTTGCTGAACTCGCTGGGCCAATTGTTCTTGGCACTGTGGAATCTGGTGAAGCCGATCCTCGGAGGCATTCTGCAACTGATTGGGTTCCTGCTGCCTATCGTGCTGCTGGTGGTTGAGGAGATTGTCGTTGTGATTACAACGCTGCTCTCCGGGCTGGCGCAGGCGATCGCGGTGGTTGCGAACCTTCTCGTTGGTACGATCACAGGCGTTATTAACATCTTGACGGAGTCGTTCCGTGGCTTCTTCACCATGGTTACGGGCTGGTGGGATGGGCTAGTCAATACGATTGGCAGTGCCGTGAGCAAGGTGAAAGGCTGGCTTGGCATCGGCGCAGGTGAGCCCCTGCCCGTAGGCGGGGCCACAAGCGGCGCGCCGGGTGGGCCGCTAGGTAGCCCCCAACCCGGCCAACAAAACGGCGTGCTGGGCGTGGCAGCGGCCCCGGCGGGGCAGAACGCAAGCACTACGGTTACTACCAACGTCCAAGTTGCGCCGCCGAACATCGTAATCAGCACAAACGACCCGCAAGCGGCAGGCGAAGCGGTTGCAAGCGAGCTCGAGAAGATGAACCGCAAGGTTATCCGTGACAACCAATCTTCGGTGGCCCTGTAATGGCAGACCCAACTACATTCATCTCGCGCCACATTGCAGGACTTACGTTCGACGCAGTCGTAAGCGAGAACCACACGGCTACGTTGGAGATCACAGACAGCCCTGTGGAGCTAGGCGTCAGCATCACTGACCATGCTTGGGTGAAGCCTTACAAGCTGGTCATTGAGGCTGGCGTCAGCGCTGCGCAGCTCCGGCCGATTGACGATGGCTACGGCGCGGGCCTTGCACGTGTGGGCAACGCGTACCAACAGCTCTTGGATCTGCAAGCCACGCGCGAGCCATTCGATGTGCAGACCGGGCTGAAGCTGTACTCGAACATGCTCTTGCAAGAGCTGACGACAACGCAGGACAAGGACACGTCTGCCGTGCTGGCGTTCCGCGCAACCTTGCGCGAGATCGTCATCGTCTATACCGAGATCATCAAGTACCCGCCGCGCAAGGCTGGCAAGACGAACAACCAAGCGAGCAAGAAGAAAGAGTCGGGCCAGAAGCAGGGTGAAGAGCAAAGCCCAAGTGCCAGTACCAAGAAGGGCTCGCTTGCCAGCAAGACGCTCGACATTCTAACTAAGGGGCTTGGCAAATGAGCATCATTGAGATTCCGGTCAACACGGACCCAGCGCAGAGATTCACCACACAGCTCGGCACGCAGAAGATTGTTTTTGACTTCCGCTGGAACGACCGCAGCGAACGCTTTGAGCTTGACCTGTTCCGCGACGACGATCAAAGCGTTATTGTGCGTGGGCTGAATGTCGTGCTCGGCTGCGACCTGCTCGAGCCATACAACTTTGGCTTGGGCCATCTGGTTGTGGTTGACACGTCTAACCTGCACCAAGAAGCCAACCTGACCAACTTCGGGGACGTTGTGAAGCTCATGTGGGTGAGCGACGACGAGCCATTGCCCGAAACCGTATCGAACATTCCGGACCCTTACCTGCCTGACTAATGGCTACGTCTACCCGCCAATATCTTCGTGAAGCAGAGCTTGTCATCGGCAAAGGTAGCAAGGGTGACGGTCTGCTGGTGCGCCTGCTGCGCATTGAATTCGAAGTCGAGAAGACAAGCGACGGCGCGCCTAACGAAGCTACGATCAAGGTCTACAACCTCAACGACGAGAACCACCAGCGCATCAAAAACGAATTCGACGATGTAATCCTCAACGTAGGCTATCGCGGCGCGCTGGCTGTTATCTTCCGTGGCAATATCACTCGGGTGTTCAAATACAAACAGCAGAACGATTGGATTACGGAAATTGTTTGCGGCGACGGGGACCAAGACTATAAGAACGCGGTCATGAATGAAACGCTGGAAGCTGGCGTTGACGATAGCGTTCTCATTGACCGTGCCGTGGGCAGCTTCAGCAAGACGACCAAAGGCCCGGTGAAGGGCGTGGCTGCAAACAAGGCTCTACGAGGCCGGGTGGTGAGCGGCAATACCCGGGACGTACTTGCACGTGTGGCTAAAGACTCCAACGCGTCTTGGTCGATCCAGGATGGGCAGTTGACGTTCGTGCCGGTGCAGGGCGTGCTCGACGACGAAGCAGTCGTTGTGAACGCGCAAACGGGCATGCTGTCTGCGCCGGAGCAAGGCGACGAGGGTATCACGGTGAAGACACTGTTGAACCCACTCTACAAGATCTACGGTCGCATTAAGCTCGACAACGAGAACATCAAAGGCAAGAAGCCAACCAAGGGCAAGATCAAGAACACAGACACAGACGTCACGGAAGTTAAGCAGGATAAGAACCCTGTTCGTAAAGACCCGGACGGTATCTACAAGATCTTCAAGTTGAAGCACAAGGGCGACACGAACGGTAGTGACTGGTATAGCGAGCTGTCGACTGTGGGCCTTGTAGAACCAATCCCGCAAAAGAAGACGAAGACGTAATGGCAGACGAACGCGACATTCAGGAGCTCACTGGTAGCTCGAACGATGCTGTAAATGAAACCGTTCTCACGGCGCTGAAGAACGTTCATACTGCGCTGCCCGGCATTATTGAATCGTTCGATGCGGTAAAGCAAAGCGCTCGCGTGCGCCCTGCAATCAAGCGGATCTTTACGCAGCAAGGCCCATTGGATCTTCCGCTGTGCGTGGACTGCCCGGTGGCTTTCCCACAGGGTGGCGGGTTCTGCTTTACCTTCCCTCTTCAAGAGGGCGATGAGGTTGTGCTGGGCTTCTTTGAGCGCGCCATCGACCGTTGGTATGTTGAGGGCGGCACCCAACCGCCAGCAGTCTTCCGCTTGCACGATTTGTCTGACGGCTTCTGCATTCCCGGGGTGAGCAACCTAACAAGAAGCATCCCCAACTTCAAAGCAGACGCCGTGCAGATGCGCAACCGTGAGGGGACTGCATATGTTCAAATCAATTCCAGCGGTGAAGTGGAGATTGATGGTTCGAAGCTCACTATTAAATGCCCAGTTATCGCGGAGGACACGTCGCGCTTTGAAGGGCTTGTCACGTACACCGCAGGCATGACTGGATCAGGTGGCGTTGGGCAGTCCTTCACCATTAACGGCAACATTGCATTCAGCGGTGGCACGCTCACGCACAATGGGAAGAACATTGGGTCCACGCACATTCACAGCAACGGCAACGGCGGCGCAAACACAGGAGGCCCGGTCTAATGCGAGTACGTCGGCTGGACGCCAACGGCGACATGACTTTCGGCTATGGGCAGGCCAACTTTGCGCAGACGCAAGAGGCAACCGCCCAGAAGGTTATGACGCGCCTTCAACTGCTGCGCGGTGAATGGTTTCTGGATACTGACGCGGGCGTGCCGTACCGCCAGCAGATTGCAGGCATCAAGCCCGCGCCGCTGCAACTTACGGAAGCCATCATCAAGCAGACCATTTTGGAGACCGAAGGGGTTGACTCGATTTTGACTTACCAGCAGACGCTACTGCAAAACCGCAGGCTGGAGATCGAAACAACGGTTGCTACCATCTTCGGCACAACTGAAAACATCAAGGTTCGTCTATGACCCAAGTTACCGCACAGGGCTTTGATCGCACCCGCCTTGATGAACGGGTACAGCAGCTATTTGACGCATACCGCCTGATCTTTGGTCAGGACATCTCGCTGGACCCGGACGACCTCGACGGTGAATTCCTGTCGTTGATCGGTGAGGCCATTAGCGACGTTGACCAGCTTGCCGAAGATGTCTACAACTCGTTCAGCCCGAACGATGCTGTTGGCGCTGCGTTGTCCCGGCTTGTTCAGTTGAACTCCATTCGCCGCATTGCCGGTGCATACTCGACCGCAGACTTGACTGTGGGCGGCGTGGTTGGCACGGTCATTGAAGCAGGCCAGTTGATCCGTAGCACGTACGATAACTCACTCTGGACTACCACGGGTGACGTTACGATCCCGTCCGCAGGGACTGCGCTGGTGAGCTGCCGAGCGTTGACGTTTGGCGCAACATTTGCGCCTGCCAACACGCTCACGAAGATCGAGACACCCCTATACGGCTGGCAGAGCGTAACCAACGCAGCCGCAGCCGTGCCGGGGCGCGCGGAAGAAACCGACGAAGAGCTGCGCCAGCGGCGTAAGCAATCCACGGCCACCGCGTCGCAAGGCATTGTTGACGGGATCTATGGCGCGCTGCTGAACCTACCGAACGTGCGGCTGGCAAAGGTCTACGAAAACGAGACGGATGACCCGGACGCAAACGGCCAAGCCCCGCACAGCCTGAACGCTGTAGTGAGCGGCGGGGACATTGGCGCGATTGCATTGACGCTGTACATCAAGCGCTCGGCGGGTGTAACCATGCTGGGCGCAGTGGCGCAAGATATCGTCGACTCGCAGGGCCACATTCAAACAATGCGGTTCGACCGTCCGACAGACCTGCCCGCGTACATCGTTGTGAACGTAACCAAGCTGCCCGGCTACCCTGTGGATGGCGCAACGCAGATCAAGAACAACCTTGCGGCGTACGGGCTGACGCTGGACATCGGGCAGGCGCTTCTGAATTCGCGGCTCTATGACCCGGTGAACAAGGTGCCAAACCAGTTCATCACGTCCATCCTGCTGGGCACAGCGCCAGCACCAATCACGGAAGGCAATATCAACCCGGGGTACAAGCAACTGATCAGCATCGACCCGGCTCATATTGTAGTGAACGAGACATGACCATGGACCGCATCGACTACGTCAAGCAGGAGCTGTCCCGCATTGCGATGCAGTACAAAGAGCGGCCCAAGTTTGAGGCCGCTATTACTGCCGTAATGCAGCAGTTCAACGACGTAGAGGCCGCGTTCTTTCAGCTGTACGGGATCGTCGATATTGAAACGGCAACCGGCGTAAACCTCGACAACATCGGGGACATTGTCGGCGTGACCCGCTCTGTACCGGACGGCCTGCAACTGGCGTTCTTCGGATTCACAGACACGCCTGAGGCGCTGCCTTACGGCGAAGAAGGTGTGGCTAATATCGGTGGCCGGTTTTACGAAGAGGGTGAACCGTTCACGTCGACTACCGTTCTTGGAGACCCGGAGTTCCGCCTGCTGATCCGTGCCAAGATTGTTAAGAACCACTCTAAGGGTAGCGTCGAAGACATCATTGCCGGGCTGGTCTACATGTTCAACGTACCGGGTACACCTGTAGTCCCGCATCCGTTGCAGCCCGGTGAAGTGCCGACGGGGCCTAACTACATTGCTGTAGACGATCTGGGCGGCATGAAGATCAACATTGGCATTGGCCGCCCGCTGTCCTATCTCGAAAAGCAGCTGATCAGCCAATACGACCTCTTGCCGCGTCCGGCAGGCGTGCAGATTTATATTAAGACCAACTATGACAGCAACGGGTACTTCGGGTTCCTTGGTCAGCCCGGAGCCAAGGGGTTCGGTGAAGTTGGTGATCCTACGGTTGGTGGCGTCTTTGCGGAGAAATTCTAAATGACCCAGTATGCAAAGCCCGCTGTATTGCCCACATGGGCTCAAAGCGGCGACAAGGTTCAACCGAGCAATGCCGAGCTGCTGGCGGGCTGGCCCGTAAGTTCCACACCCCCTTCCCGTCAACGGTTCAACTTCGCGTTGAATTATGCATGGCAGGGCGTGCGCTACTTCATGCAGAAGTCGGTTGCCGATTGGGCTCCGGATGAAGACTACCCAACTGGTGCACACGTACGTGCGCCGAATGGGAAGACGTATCGCGCGATCGTCGACAACACCAACCAAGAGCCGAGCGTCAACACTGGCAAGTGGGAACGCTGGGGTTTCACGCTCACTGAGTTCTACGCGGAGCAAGACAAGCTCGCCACGCTGGCAAGCCCTGTATTCACAGGCAACCCACGCGGCATCACACGCCCGGCTGGTGATGCGACGACCTCCCTAGCAAGCACGAAGTTTGTTACGGACGCAATCGCGGCTGCACTGACTGGCATCTTGCCCGTTGGTGTTTGCCTCGTCTGGAACGGCAGCATTGATACGATCCCTGCGAAGTGGGCGTTGTGCGATGGTAACAACGGCACGCCAGACTTCACCGGCAAGTTTATCGTAGGCGCAGGCGGAACTGGCGCGGGCAAGTACGCCGTTGACGAAACTGGTGGTGCGAACTCGGTTGCGCTGAGTGTGAACAACCTGCCGCCGCATACTCACTCCGGTACGGTGGACGCTGGCGGTACGCACGGGCATAGCGGCTATACAGACGCTGCCGGATACCACAACCACGGCGGCGCTACTACTGTGGCCGGGGCGCACAACCACTTCTCCGGGATCTATCGCAACTCGATGATCTATGGCGGTGGTGGCCCGCAAGATGATATCGGCGAGAACCCAACCGACCCGATTTATACGGGTTCGTCCGGAGACCACAACCACGGAATTTACGCGGACGGTCAGCACTCTCACAATGTAACCGTGAACGCTGGCGGTTCTCACCAACATACATTCACTACGAATAGCGTCGGTACGGGGCAGGTTCACGAGAACCGTCCGCCGTATTTTGCCAAGGCTTGGATCATGCGAGTGACGCTATGACCCAGTACAACACGCCAGAGATCATTCCGGCATGGGCGGAGGCTGGGGATAAGAATGACATCCCTACCAACGCTGAAGTTCAAGAGGGCTGGCCCCTAACGAACACGCCACCGACACGCCAGCGCTTCAATTGGTTGCAGAACTGGCTTGCGCGCGGCGTGCGCGCGTGGATGCAACTTGGCATCCCGCAATGGAACGCTGCCGAAGACTATCCGCAGTGGGCCAAGGTGCTCGACCCGCATACTGGCAAGACGTATCAAGCCAAGCGGGCCAACACGAATATGGATCCGGAGAACAGCCCCGATGACTGGGAGCGCTGGGGATACTCTGCCAGTGACCCGAACATTGACAATGTTCCAACGCCTCCAATCTGGGACAACGACAATACGGTCGTGAACAGCGAGTTCGTGAACCGTAACGGCGTGTTCGTTCCGACTGCTGCGCGTGCCACGATTGACACTGCGGTTACGAACGCAATGTTTGGCGGGGCGTTGATCTTCGAACACGCAGCAGTGACGCGCACTGCAACGATGCCTGCTGCCAGCGGCATTCCGGTCGGTCGCACTCTCTGGATTGCCAACCGCTGCACGGACGTATCTGGCCTTGTAAGCATCGCAGCAACCGGCACAGATAAGATCAGCCCTTATGGCCCGGTAGTAACTGGGCAACTGGGCATGGATGACGCATCGACGCTGCTGCTGTATTACGGCGAAGCGATCTGTTTGCGCAGCAACGGGAATAACAAGTACGAGGCAATCGTATTCAAGACTCGGCGCGGCATCACACAGCCTGCGACGGCTGTAGGGGACATGCTCGCAACGCTGGACGCGGTGGATGCACGGATCAACGCGTTGTTTGTCGGCTCATTGAAGCTGGTGCTTCACAACGACGCTCCGGAGTCTGGGTTCCTGCAAGCTGCGGGGGCAAGCGTAAGCAGGACAACGTACTCTGCGCTCTTTAACAAGATCACGATTGCCGTAAGTGGGAACAATACCTCGGGGCAGAATACAATCACCGCAGTGCCGACCGCAGTGTTTAGTCGGGCACAAGTGGGCATGCCAATCAGCGGCCCGGGCATTGGGGCGGGCGTTACGATTTCAGCCGTCAACTCCGGAACAAATACGATCACGTTGTCCTCGCCGACAAGTAGCGGCGGCAGCGGGCTTTCGTATCGTATTTGCCCGTGGGGCGTTGGCGATGGCTCCACTACGTTCCAGCTCCCTGATCTGCGTGGCTTGTTCTTGCGTGGTCTGGATATGGCACGCGGTATTGATTTGAATCGCGTACTTGGTGTTCAACAGGGCGATGATCTTATCAGCCACAACCACACGGTTCCGAATTACACGCCAACAGGTTCGTTCACTCAGACAGGAACCGCTGTGACGCTGGCATATAGCGCAGGGGTGAACTACGGAACGTCTTCTACTGGCGGCACCGAAACGCGGCCAAAGAACCACGCAGTACAGATCCTTATCAAATACTAAGCCATGGACGAACAACAAATCATTCAGCCTGAAGCTACGACTGCGGAAGAGCTCGTACTGGAAAGCAAAGTCTTCTATCAGTGCGATTACGATTGGCGCTATATCGGCGAAGTGCTTGCATGGGAGAGCCCGGAAGACAAACGGCAAGGCGGGCCGCACATGTGGCTAAACCCGTTGTACTCTGTCGAGCTCCCTCCACCCCCTCCGCAGGACGGAAAGAACATTTACTATGTGCCCAGCACGTTGACATGGGAGTACCGCGATATCCCAGTGCCGGAGCCTGAACCTGAACCGCCTTTGCCCACACCTGCGGAGATTGTCGCGGCCAATACGGCAATGCGAGACCGCTTGCTAAACGACGCGACGCGTGCAATTGCACCGCTGCAAGACGCTGTTGATCTGGAGATGGCAACGGACACCGAGAAGGCTTTGCTCACCGAGTGGAAGCGCTATCGCGTGTTTGTGAACCGCGTGGACCTGACTGTCGAGAACCCGAACTGGCCCGTTAAGCCCCAATGACCAACTACACCAAACCTCCCGTTCAACCTGCGTGGGCCGAGGGCGGCGACCGCAGCGATGCCCCGTCGAACGCAGAGATTCAGGAGGGTTGGCCTCTTAGCAATACGCCGCCTACCCGCCAGCGCTTCAATTGGCTACTCAACTGGATCACGAACGCAATCCGCTACTGGATGCAGAAAGGCATTGCTGATTGGGATGCAGCCGAGTCATACCAAGCTGGCGGGATCATTCAGGACAACACAGGCCAGACGTGGCAGGCTATTCGTGATAACGAGAACGCGCCGCCCGCTACCAGCCCGCTTGATTGGGTGAAGTGGCCCGATACCAGCGCCATTGAAGCAGATGTTGCAAATGCCGTAGCTACGGCGGGTTCGGCGCAGACGGCAGCCGCTAATGCTGTCACGGTCGCAGGCACAGCGCAATCTACGGCGAACGCTGCTATGCCCAAGGCTGGCGGCACTTTTACCGGGCCAATCACGCTATCTGCAGATCCGTCCACCAATCTGCAACCGGCGAGCAAGCAATACGTCGACAAGAAGGATGTCGGCCCCTTTACGATGGTGAAGGGTTTGACCGCTAACTTCCCCGGGACGGGAACTACGTCTTCAATTACAGTTGGGGCTGCGCGCCTTCGGAACGTTGCTGGCGATACTCGCTATCTGTCCATCGCGGCCACGTTCACGCTAGACCTGTCGGCCCAAGGTTTGAATGGCCGGGATCAAGCTGCGAACTTTAATGCGCAGTGGGTTCACGTTTACTACATCTACGGTAACGGCCAGATCGGCGGTGTAATCGGCAGTGCGAACTCCGTGTCCCCTGTTCTGTTGGCGAACTACACGGACTACGTCTACCTCTTCTCTGTTAGAGTTGGCTCAACGAACAATGTAGCGTTGGCGTGCGAAATCGCTGCAAGTTGGGTCAATTACCCCCCGACGCTTGCTCCAATTTGCGGTGCGTCAACTGGCGTGCTTGTTCCGCCCGGCTCAATGGTTGCGCTATCGGCCTTGTTTGGTGCGTATGTTCCACCGAATGCAATATCTTGGACCGCGTACCTAGAGCACGCCGCATCCACAACTACGGGAACACTGTCTAAGACGACAAGTATCTACAAGTCGTCTGCTGGCGTCGAGCTTGCCAGAACTGGCATGATCCAATCTGGCCTAACGACACCAAGCACCGCAGTTCGTTGGGACCAGAACACACTTAACGAGATCCCATATAGCCCGGTTCCGGCAATCTACGTAACGATCGTTGACGGAACGAACGGAGCCACAACCTGCTACGTTCAAGGCTACCGGGTGCCAAACGGCGCAGTCTAAGACGACATACCGGAAAGGTAGACAAAATAATGCAAGGGGTCTTGAACTTTGTCGATGATTGGTTGCTGCAAATCATCATAGGAGCTCTGGGGGGCTTCTTGGTGGTGCTGGTGAAGAAGGACGTCACGTTTCGCGCTTTCGTGATGTCAATCTTCAGTGGCGGCATTCTTGCGCCCTTCTCCGCCAGTTTGATGCAAGCGTACAAGTTCGGACCTGAAGCTATCAACGTTACGTGCTTGATCTTGGGTATGGTTTCGGTTCGGTTGATCAACGGTATTGATAACGGCTTTGACGGCGTGTGGGATTCGTTCCTCGGTGGGATAAAAGACGTAATCCGCCGCTGGGCCAACAAGGAAGATCGCAATGATGCTTGACGTTCACAGTGGCTATATTGAGATGTTGGCCCGTGCGCTGTCCGGCTGGGTAGCATTCACCGCCCTCATCTTGTTCATTTACGATCGGCGCTCTTATGAGTTCCGCACACCCGGAAGCATAGGGGTTCAGGCCCTTGCCTTTGGCATGTTCTGGTATAGCATCGTCTCGACGTTTGCCAGCACTGCGCTCATCGGCAAGGCGTTTGGATATGTGTCTTGGTGGTTTGCTCCCAAGTTCACAACGAGCGAAGTCTGGTTCTACATGATGCTAGGCGACGTGGTCATCAACCTATCGATCGCGTCCATTGCGTTTGCTTGCAGAATGAATGCGAGCACACGTAAGGGGCGGCGCTACATGCGAGGTAAGCTCGAATGAATATCACTCTCGACCAGCTTGCAGCCATTGTCCCAACCACGGCCCGGGCATCGCTTGCGTCGTTCGTTGAGCCTCTGAACAGGTGCTTTGAAAAGTGGGGCGTTAGCACGCCGCTTCAGGTGGCTGCGTTCCTTGGCGTGTTCACACACGAGTGCGGGGGCTTCACCCGCATGGCAGAGAACCTGAACTACAGCGCGCAGGGCCTCGCGAATACGTGGGACCGCTACAGCGCCACCGGCAAGCGTGGCGGTCCACCGAACGCTCTGGCGAACAGATTGAACCGCAACCCACAAGCAATCGCGAACAACGTCTACGCCAACCGCAACGGTAACGGCCCGGAAGCGTCCGGCGACGGCTGGCGCTATCGCGGCGCAGGCGTGCCACAGCTCACAGGCAAGTCGAACTTTCAGGCGTACGCGGATGCCACGGGCATTGATGCTGTGGGCAACCCTGACCAGCTCCGCACAGCCGCAGGAGGCGTAGACCCTGCGGGTTGGTATTGGTACGCCAACGGCCTCTCTGCCTACGCAGACAAAGGCGACTTTGATGGCGTGTGCGATATCGTCAACAAGGGCCGGAAGACCGCAGCCTTTGGCGATGCTATCGGCTTTGCCGAGCGCAAGAAGACTTACGATCTGGCGCGAAAGGTGTTGAGCGTATGAGCAAGTACCTATGGCAAGGGGTGTCGGCCCTGCTGGCGTTGATCCTGTTGGTGGGCGGGGTCATGCTCGGCTGGGCGGTGGTTGATGCCAAAGGTAAGCTCGCGAACTGCGAGACCACGAACAAAGAGCTGGTCGACGAGAATACGAATCTGCGCGTATCTCTTGGCGTTCAGACCGCTGCTGTGAATTCGTGGAAGGCGTCCAGCGAGCAGGCAGCTGACGTAATTGAGAAGCTGCTTTTGCAAGGTGCGGAGAAGGACCGGAAGAACACCACGCTTCTTCAAGGGTTGCTGACGCAGAAGGCTGCGACCTGCACGGATGCGATGCCCCATCTCCGGAACGCGTTGAAGGAACTACGTCAATGAAGATCATTTTGTGCGCTGCTGCGCTGGTGCTCGCCGGGTGCGGTGCCACCACTCCGGTGAAGACTACTGTAGAGGTGCCCGTACCGATCAAGGTGCCATGCGTTGACAAGAGTCAAGTTCCGGCCCGGCCTAAGTACGAAACCGAGAAGTTAGATCTGGACAAGACGCCGGATGGGGAAGTAATGCTTGCCACGACTCGTGATTGGGTACGCAGCAGGTCTTACGAGAAAAAGCTCGAGGCTATTGCCAAGGGCTGTAGCAGCCTGCAAAAACCTGCCAGCTAGGGTAGCCCCAGCCGCACGGCAAAAGGCCCGCCACGGCCCGGAATTCTGGGCTGGCGGGCCTTTGCTTTGGGTGGGCTTAGTCCAGCCCGGTCTCGGTGGGGGCGTTACGGACTTCTTCAGCCATGCGCTCCAGCGTTTGAGCCAGCTCTTCGCGGCGATGCGCAGACTTGGGGAGCCAGATGGTGACAGCCGAACGATCGTCGTCTTCGGGTGGGTGGTGCAGCTTGGGCGAGCTATGCAGCATGAGCTGGACGGCACTGTAGACGAGCCCAGTATTGCTCTCTTTGCTAATGACGTTGACTTCGTTGGTCAGCTCTTGGCTATAGACATTGATACGCATCACCAGTTCTCCGGGTGGAGCATCTCGCCCGTGCCGAAATAGCACGCGCCGCAGATGCCAGAGTTGTAGACAGGCACGCCCTTTTCATTGGCGAGCTGGAAGACCGGAGTTTGCCCACACGCTTCGCAGTTGTGGTCCCGGTCCGGTGCCGGTTGGTAATCGACGTGCTCCCGTTGAATGATATTCACGGTACGTTCTTTCCTGTAGTTACGCCCCGCGAGTTGCCGGTTGCGACAAGAAAGTCCGCGTACCGATCCCGCTCGGCTTGGGTGGAGTAATACTTCACGATAAACTTATTGCCGAGCTTGTACTTCAGCCACCACGGCTTTGTTGGGTCTGGGCTTACTTTGTTCATGGCGTTATGTAGGGTGCGTGAAACCCTTCGACGAGGACTGCGTTATCTGGGCACATGGCGCGGAACTCCTCCGGGATAGTTCCACCGCTCCACATGTTGTTCGTTGAGAAGACGTGCTCGTCAGGGTCGCCGATCATCTTCCAATGGAACTCACGGCCCCCGTGCCCAAGGAACGGCGTACCGGGCGGCATGCGTTCCGCGTGCGTGTAGACCTCGCCATCAATGATTAGGCGGTTCACCGCAACCCGGGCGTTTGCGAACTGCGTCCAGTGGTTGCATGCGAAGCAGAGCTGTGCGTCAACCATCTGCTGGCGCGTGGGCTCGACGTAGCAGCAGGAGGCTATCTTGCCGCAGCACTTGCAGATCAAGACATCCTCGCGCGCGGTCTCCCACTTGTTACGCAAGAAGTGATAGTTGATCTGCATGGCGTGGCGGTGATGCCATGCCCCGAGCCTGCGGCGTTCACTGGTGGCAGCGGAGATGCGTACCGTCAAACGACGATACGCCTCCGCCCAGATTGCATCGAACTGGGCGTGGGCGTACATGATTTACTCCACAATAATGGTGAGGGTTTCTTCGCGCACCAGCAGGACGCGGAGGCTATGGGTGGCAATGAAGGTTTCGCAGTCCTTGCGGATGCCGACGAACAGCCGCTTGCCGAGCTTGCTGCTCACCACGTTGTAATAGATCGGATTCACTTGCGGCTCCTGTTGAGGCGGTCCAGGCGATCGTAATAGCCCGCGTCGACTGCGTATCGGGCGCTGGCGATCGCGCGGGTCAAGTTGTCGAACGTGACGCGCGACATGAACGGGCGCAGCGTGCTATGGGCGAGGGCTTCGAACCCTGCCAGCACGTAGCGGCACCAGTTGCGTTCACGCGTGAGTTTGCGCTGGGGCGTGTCTTCCCAGTTGTGAACTGGCTTGGCAGCTTCGACCAAGCGAAGCATGGATTTGTGGCGTGGCATGGGGGGCTCCTATAGGTGAGCGTGTGGGTAAATCAAAGTGCAGCTCTTGCGGCGTCGGCCGTATCGTAAAAGTCCGCCACTTTGGCATACATCTTGATGCCATCCGTAGCGATTATGCAATCGTAGCCACTTGCGTTCGTAGGGAATTGTTCAACAATGCGGACCTTTGTAACAACTCGGTTGCATTGCATATCAAGGCCGATGCCGTATTTGATCGTTTGCATGGCGGGCTCCGTTCTCAGATTTGACGCAGGGCCGTTGCGGCACCAACGCGTTGAGCAACCGGGCCACGCTTGGCGCAAGCCTGCACGTACTCGCGCGAATATTCGCCGGTGATCATGCCGTTCACAAAGTCGTCGCGGTAGTCGAATTGGTCCATGGTGTGCTCCGTTGCGTTGGTGTATGTAGCTATTATCTACTCTCTGCGCGGGGATTCAAGGAGATTTTAGATGTGCCATTAACGCAACAGCCCCGGGTAACGTGATCACCCGGGGCTTGACAGAACAGCAGGCTCGTTTAGTTCAGCGGCGGCAAGCCGATCCGGCTGCGAGCGAGGTCGTCAATGATCTCGCCACGGGCCAGTGCATTGACCACACGGTCCTGACGCGTGCCGCTGTAGCTGGTGTCCACGGCAGCGCGGATCACTTGCGGACCATCGGCAGCGCTCACAGTCTTCTTCGCACCGCAGGGTTGGCCCTTGGCTTCGCGTGCCGCACGGTAGGCAGCGTTCTTCTGGCAGAACATTTCGCGGGCGGTATCCTGATCGCCAAGCACCTGCGACACGGTACGCACATCCTCACGCAGCGAGCAGTCCGTATCCGTCCAGGACGTACCGACGGTGAACCCGAAGAACGAGCCTTGGCCCCCGGCCGACGTAGAGCCCATGCACGGAGCCGTCGGGTAGATGTTCGGCGCGTAGGCCGTCTGTGCGCCCGGGCTGCTGCCGGTGATCGAGATGGAGTTGCCTTGCGCGGCCGAGGTGGTTGCATTCGAGTTCGTATTGAACGACGAGTTGCCGTTGGCACCGCTGGTCGCGCTTGCGCCGGACGACGCATTGCCGCCCGTGGCATTGCCGCCCTTGCCACCCTGCCCGCCTTGGCCGATGGCGATTTGGCCCTGTTGCTGGCCTTGCTGCTGGCCCTGTACCGCGTTGCCGCCTTGGCCGATGCCAACCCCCACACCCACGCCAACGCCGAGGCCCGTGCCACCGGCACCGCCCGAGTTGTACGTATTGTCGCCACCAATCACGCCAGCGTGGGCAGTCACGGACATCATCAAGCCAGCCACGACCAGCGCGCTGAAACGAGTAAAGCTCTTCTTCATTGTGATACTCCTCATGTGAACCCGGTGGTCCCCGACCGGGCGCGGCGTTTTACTGCTTCTTCATGTAGAAGACGTGCTCAACGAGCAGCGCCAAGCCAAGGGCCGCGCTGACTGCCCAGAGGGCGAGTTCGAACTTGTTCATTTCAAGATCCCCCATACGCAGGATGCAAGAGCGCCGAACAGGGCGACCCATGCACAAACAACCATGATCACATCACTGCGGGTGCGGGGCGGATTGATGCCGGTGGACTGCCAGAGTTTCGGGGCCATCCAGCCGACGATGATTAGAGCTGCGAGCGCAAGCCCTGCTTTATCAATTGCCATTTTGTTTATCACCTGTAGTGGTGTGCGAGTGACTCCAATGTATATGGGGTTTAAGCCCCTTGCAACGAACGTTTAGAAGACTTCTTCTCTTTGTTCTCGTAACCGATATCTTGGAGGATGCGATGCGCCTCGCGCTCGTACCACTCGTAGTCGACGTCGTCTGGAAACTCCCCATTGAAGTCCATGAACGGCATAGCCCCTTCGCTCTTAGGAACTCGGTTGCCGCTGGTGGCGTTGATGATTGAACCCTTCACACCTTTGGCATAGTACCAACGAACGGTCTCGCCAAAGTATTGTCCATCCCGATACGCGCCACCCGATACTTTACGCACGCTGACGAACTTGGACATATCCCGGGCCTCCCGGATAGTCTTCTCAACGGGCCAACCCTTGCTGAACAAGTTGCACACGGCCTCGCTGCAAATGCTCGTCGTTGGGTTCTTCTTCATCTGCGACACAACGTCGTCCGGATCGGTCCAAGGGTTTGCGTAGATGCCTTTCGTCTTCACGTCTTTGACCTTGTTGGTCCAGCGCTTCAGGCCCTTGTCGTATTCGTACTTGGCTGCATAGTAGTTATTCACGTCTTTCGCAAACAAGGCCGCGTACTGCGTCTCTTCGGTAACGAACTGCGTGTCCGCTTCCCACTTGGCGATGATGGCGTCGTATTCGTCCTTGCGGTTGCGCGGGCAGAGAATAGTCACGCCGTCTGTGTTGCCGCTGACAATCCGGAAGCCCGCCTTGGCTGCACGTTCAATGAGCAGCATTAGGGTAAGCTGGCCCGTCAACGTAATCTGGATCAGCAGCTCCGGCGAATACATGATTGAGAACGGGTTGCCGAGCTTGCCGAACGTTCCGTTAATAACAATCTTCAAGCATGCCGCATCGATCTTATTGCCCGCGTGCTTGGCTGCAAGGCGACGCTTAACGATGCGGTCAAACACCGCGAGGAATGCAGGCGTGAGGTGGTGTGGATAAAGCCCTTGGTTCAGTGCAATGCGCGGGTAGTACGACTCCACGTCGCGGTCGATAAGAACGTAGTCCTTAGTTGACCAGTGGAAGGCGCGCTTCTCTCGCGTGTGCAAGCCCCCCAAGCCCATGCCGCATATCACATTGCCAAGCGGCACGTCGAATTCTTCGAGGCTTTCCGGCATGGACACGTAGCCGTCATCGCCAACCTTGAACTCCGTGTTCATGACGCGCTGCACCACGTACCGCAGGTTCGCAGACTCAGCTGTGAACATGTACTCCGGCATCTTGAACTTGAACGTTTTGCCGGGCTCTACCTTTTGCTTTTCGATTGGCCTGCCGGTAATGGCTTTGATCTCGCTGCGGATTACAGCCTCTGCGATTTGCGCATTGCTTTTGCTACGCAGGTCGACTTTGTAGTCGCCGGACATCACAACCCGCAACTTCAATTCTTGGTGTAGGCGATCGTGAATTAGCTGCGTGTTCTTCAAGTCGTTGAAGCAGTACCAGAACACGATGCACTGTTGGTCTGGCGACAACTCCGTGCCGACTTCAAACGGCAAGTCTTGCATCTCTTCGCAATGCAGCCTGCCAGCGTACATCTTCAAACTGGCCTGCAACGGGCACACTTCAATCAGGTCGATGAAGTCGATGTCTTTGATGCCTTTAATCTTCATGGACTTGAGCACCTCGTACGGGGACTCGCGGTCCTTAATGATGCGGTGGCCCATGAAGAAGATAACGTCCGTCGACTTCCCTACAGCGGCGGCGGCGCACACGGGGAAGTCATAGTTCCGGATGTTAAAGCCAACGATGCAGAAGTTTTGAAGAACCCAAAGCAGGCCAGCAGCGTCGAGCTTTTGCCCGCGCTGCGCGTGGAAGTAGATAACCTTGCCGGTGTCGAGGTGCTTGAACGCTGCGAGAAAATAGTTCGGGTATGATTCGCAGTCAAAGATCATCTTGCTACCCTTGTACTGCCGCAGCTCGGCAGGGGTTAGCGTGATCTGTTGAATGTTGCGCACGAACGCCCGCGCCTTGTCCAGATGCGGTAGATAGTCCGGCTTTAGCCACACGGGGTCGGGTGGCACCGGCTTGATCTTTTCTTTCTTGACCCGCACCGCTGGGAGGTCTTCCCAGAACATGCCAACCGCGTCAGCCCTCATAGACCGGAATCCCCGCTTCCCGCGCAATGCGCTTCATGTGTTCTGTACCCGAGCCGCCCGGGAACGCCACCACCAATTGAGGCGTACACCAGTCAAGCATCCACCCATTGCGAATAGGGCCTGCGGCTGCCGGGTGCTTGCGCCACGGCGCGTTCATTGTGATGCAAGCATAGCCACGAGACAGCGCCCAATCTTCCGCAAGGCTGTCGATACCCGGAGCCCCGCCCTGTATGATGACAAACCGCGCCGCAAAGAACGGCAGCAGCGAGTTCAGCGTCTTCTCTACGCGATACTTGTCGTGGTTCTTACGCCCGCCACAGACAAGGATGCGTTCAGGCTTAACGTGGCTCGTCATCTTCCCACTCAACGAAATCGTATAAAAGCCCCATGCGTTCAGCCGTCTTTACGTAATTGTGACGGATGAGTTCGCGATCCTGTATGGTCTTGCACGCGTGATGCTGGCTTGTCAGACCAGACGGGTTCTGTATGGGCGTGCCATTTGGGTCGACGTAGTGCGCCCATACCATCATGACGGAAGTGATATGGTACATGTTTAGATCCTCAAGCCAACGATAATCCCGCGCAGCATGCCACCGAAGAACATGCACGGCTGCGGCGCAGGCGTGAAGTCTGCCTTCTCGGCGATGCCTTTCAGCGAGGCAAGCATTTCAAGGTTGAAGATGCCTCCCGTTGGCACATCGCACTCGTAGGAACTGCCGATGCCGTCTTCCGGGCTGGTGGCGAGATGGCCGTCCCGGAAGTACACACGGTTCAGGTCGTCTGTGTGGTGCTTGATAGCTTCAAGCCCGTCCCAGAACCCTTCGGGTATGTCTACGGCAGGCTTGCCGATTGCCTTGGCCTTGGTGAACAACGCTTCAATGTCAGGCCACGTGCCGATGTCCGGCGTGTAGAGCTGGCAGCGTATCCAGCGACCGTCTTCGTAGTGGAACGTCACGCTGTTCGCTGCAAGCTGCATTGATACCGGGTCTTGCTTGACGGCGCACATCGCTGCAACGCAAGGCTCCGGGATGTTCACTTCTGCGGGGAACGCCACCTTGTCCCAGTGCTGAACAATAATGATGTTGTTCGTTGCCGTGGCTGTGTTGCCCCGGAGTAGCACGCCCTGCGCCCACGGACGGCTTGCATCCGCCGCAACAAACGGCCGAATCAGCGCTAGGCGCGCATAAAGGCCCGGGGCTAGGGGGTAGGTAGCCCCCTCGGGCGTTATGGGCGGGTAGGCCCCGTTTTCCAAGCACTCAACATAGAACTTGGACTTGCCGCTGCGCACAGACAACTTGCCAGCCGCAGTCATGTTCATTGCAATGACGTCGTTACACTGCTCAATGGCCCGGAAGAACGGAACAGCCTTAGGTGTGACGTCGAGCTGGCAGTCGATGGGGCTGCTGATTGCGAGCTTGCCGTTGTACCCCAGCGCCCGCCCATCCTTGATCCGGTAGTGGATGAGCTCCGGCGCGAAGTCTTTCTTGGCAACTGCGCCTTTAACGAACTTGAGAGCGTCAAGCACGGATAGCTCCCCTCAGTGCAGCCACCAGCAAGTTCAGCGGTTCAATGCTTTTACTGTCGCATACGCCGATCAGGTTGAAGAGACTGGCTTGGTAATTCTGGTTCAGCCGCACGAGTTCCTTCTGCACCTCGTGGTACAGTTCGTGCCGTTCTTCTGGGGGCACTTCCGTGATAGCCAGCGCAATCGTGATCGCTTGATGATGGGCCATGTTAGAACAGTCCTATTTGATCCGGCACAAAGACCGGGGGTTTGCTTTCAATCTCTTTGTTGAGGCGGGTGAAGGCATGGCAGTTGTACGCCCAGCGCGCGACGTACTCGGTTTGCAGCCGGTGAATGTCAAAGCCTTCTTCTTCAATCATCTCGCAGACACGCTTACGTTGCAGCGGTGTAATCGTGTCGATGTGTTGCCCGGCCACCTTGCGTTGCGGGCTCTTCTCACTGACCGATAGCGCGCGGTTGCCGGGCAGCAAGATCGTTCCGTTACCGGCCATCTGAACCCACGACGACGAGTCGACCGAGTACCACGGGTAACGCACCATGAGCGACAGTGTGGTCAAACCAAACCCATGCACTTTGATCTTGGCCGTGCCGTCCGGGTTGCACAAGTGACGCTCCCAGATACGGTCAAGCCAGAGCTTTAGCTGGTCTGTTGAAACCATCACCATACCGCCGAGCGTCATGTGCTTGTAGTTCTCGATGTAGTAGTCCAGATAGCGTTCGTCCTCCCCATAGTGGAAGCATGGCAGCGCATTAGCGCCGAGTCGTTCCATGGCCTTTTGGTTCTGGTATGTCTTGAGCGGATCACCAATGCCGTCCAGTACCGACGCCACTTCAATGATGTCAGCGTTACGCTTGATGTACTCGCAATACTCCGGCAAGTCGATAGACACGCCCATCGTGTGCGCAGAGAACGCGCCCGAGTCAAGGAACACCTTAGCCCCGTCTTGCCGGATGCGGTCGACGTGCGTTTGCTTGTGGATGTAGTGATACGAATCCAGCAAGTAACGCACGTCGTCGCGAGCCTTCTGTTCACGGGGTGAACACTTCTCATAAGCTGTAGAGCCTTTGCGAAGGTTGTTCGTGTAGAGGGCTGCGAGGTATAGCTTCATCGTACGAACGACATGAACTCGGCACGGGGTGCTGCATCTTTCATCACACCACGGAGGGCGGAGCTGGTGGTGTGGCTGCCAGCCTTGCACACGCCGCGCGACTCCATGCACATGTGCCGAGCCTTCAGCACGACGCCAACGCCTTTTGGCTGCAAGTGTTCGACGAGTGCGTCGGCCACCTGAACAGTGATGCGCTCCTGCACTTGCAGGCGTTTCGCAAAGCAGTCCACCAGCCGGGCCAGCTTGCTCAGGCCGACAATCTTGCCGTTGGGGATGTAGCCAACCCACGCCTCGCCGAAGAACGGGGCCATGTGGTGTTCGCAGTGCGAGTAGAACGGAATGGGGCCAACCAACACCATTTCATCAACGCCCTCCGCCCCGTCCTCGAACACCTTCAAGATTGTGGCTGGATTTTGCTCGTAGCCCTTGAACCATTCACCGAAGGCTTTAACCACACGTTGCGGCGTTTCGGCAATGCCTGCGCGCATGGGGTCCGGGTCGATGTAGTCCAGGATGGTACGCACAGCCTCGACGGCGCGCATGGGCGTCACCTTTACCGTAGCGGTGTGGACGTGTTCGTCTGTGTGATCTTTGTACATGAATTACCTGTAGGGGTGCGCGTCGTTGTTTTGGTAGATTGCAGAATTAGCTCCGTGCTCCGCCACTTCCACGGACTCGAGCCAAACCCGGCCAGCGTAGCCCGCGTCGCGCAGCCACTGCTTCGTGCAGCTGAAGACCATGCGCGCAGCAGCTTCGCATCCAGTGGCAGGCACGCAGATTACACGGGCCAAGCCTAGCTTGCCAAGCTCAAGCAGCGCCTCGCGCTTTGGGTCATCATCTGCCACCAGCAGCGTATGATCAAACGTGTCTTCCAGCATGGCCTTCAACGACTTGAGGCCGCCGAAGTCTACAACCCAATTGCGCACGTCCAGATCATCGTCCTCTGCGCAGAAGGTGAACTTGAACGAGAGCGCATAGCCGTGCAGAAGACGGCAATGCGAGTCCGCCCGGTGCTGGCGGAAGCAACAGCTCAGGCCGATCTCATGCCCGTAGCGTTTCGTCGATTTGTACATCCTGAACCTCGGGTCCAAACTTCCAAAGAAGATAGCAGCGGATTAGCGCCACTGACAAACTCGTTTCGTGACCGCCCGTGAAGTGCTCTTCAGGGTTTGGGTAGAACGAGACGACAGCGCGCGTCACACCACCACCAGACATAACTACACGTCCTTCCCGCGCCATGAGAAGAAGAAAACGTGAAGCCTGCCGCCATCGGGTAGAGGGCGAGAACATCTGCTTATTCTCTGCCGACCAGCAGACAATGTGCTCGCCCGATGGCGACCTACCGATCCGCACTGCGTGTTCAATAGACAATGCGGCCCAGTAGTCCAGCTCATATACTTCCAGCGCGTGAACAGACTTCACTGAACGTAGTTCTCGAGGTACTCGTCCCAGCCCTTGGCCCGCAGCTTGCACGCCGGGCACTCGCCGCAACCAAACCCCCAGTCATGGCGTTCGCTGCGATCACCTTCGTAGCAGGTGTGCGAGTGGTCCAGGACGATCGGCAGGATGCCGCACTTATCCGCAAGGTCGTACGTCGCTGCCTTGTTGATGAACATGAGCGGCGTGACGATGGCGATCTGCGATTGGTAGCCGATGTTGAGAGTGCGCTCGAGCATGCGGATAAACTCGTCGCGGCAATCGGGGTAGCCGGAGAAGTCGGTTTGGCAAACCCCAGTGTAGAGCTCCTGCGCGCCCAGTTCTTGCGCAGCGGCATGGCTGATCGTGAGCATGAGTGCATTGCGCGCGGGTACAAACGACGCGGGCAGGTTCGTCAAGCGCTCGTGCGGCTCTTCGATGCGGTCCACCTTGTTTGTGAGCGCGCTGCCAACGATCTTCGGTAGGAACGGCATCTCGACCGTGTAGAAGTCAACGCCAAGCATCTTCGCGATCTTGTTGGCTTGGTTCAGCTCCACGAGATGGCGCTGACCGTAGTTGAAGCCAATGGCCTGCACGCGGTCTGCGCCAAACTTCTGAATAGCAAGGCCGAGGCACGTGGTCGAATCTTGACCGCCGCTAAACACAACTACAGCATCTTTACTGCGTGGCATATCGTTACTCCATGTTGATGAGCTTGTGGACTTGAAGCCCGAAGGTGTAGCCAAACCGCAAGGCTACGTGAACGGTTGCGTTCTGATTGAACGTGTTGATCAAGGGGTCTTTGTCGTCCTGCGGGTTGACGTAGACCTCGCCCGTGAATTCTGCATGAGGACGTGCCGGGCGCACACCGCCGAGCGCCCGTGTGGGCAACCCATCGGTGTCCAGGAACTCGTGAGAGATGACGTATTTGTACGCCAAGATATGGGGGAACAAACCCGGCTGCACCTTGCCAGCCTTCGGGCTGACAACAATGCTAACCAGCTCGTAAGGGAAGTCTTCCGGTGCGACTGTGCCGTTCGTCTCGATCTGGATGTCGTATCCAGAGTCGTGTAGACGGCTGACGAGCTGCGACAGGTTTTGCCTGAACGGCTCGCCACCAGTGATCACTACCATTGCCTTGGATGGGTGCGCCATGCGCCGGACTGTCTCAATCACGTCGTGCACAGGCAGCACGTCGCGACCCTGCGTGTACTCGGTATCGCATGCCGGGCATTGCAGATTGCATCCGGCCAAGCGAATGAATACAGCAGGCCGCCCAGTGAAGGGGCCTTCGCCTTGAATCGTATGGAAGATGGAGTGGATGTCCAGTGCCGAGCCGTTGCCGATAGTCCGGCGCTCAATGGGCTGGATGTTGATGACTTTCATTGGTTCCCCTGTAGGCGGTTAGGGCCATTATACGTTGCCCACACTGGCGCGGCGCATAAGGCTTCTACAAAAGGTTGAGTCAAAAAGAAGCCCCGTCTGCCGGGTAACAGAACGGGGCCTTGGGAGACAGAGCGGGTCATTGCTCTGGGGTGCGCCCTCAGTGCCTGTGTCACGATTGTTCGACCGGGGAGATCTAAGCAGTACCGAGCAGGACATAGAGGGCGCACCCCGGAGCAGGCTCCGGGAAGCTGGTCGTAATGCCGTTTTCAAGGCGACACGTACCATCAACGTACTAGGCTTATCAGGCCGTTCGGCATGAGCAGGTGATAAGGCTGCCGCCAGCTTCGGTCGCGGTGCTACGGTAGGTCAGCTAAAGGGTGGCGCACCCTGAAAGAAGACGTTCACCGAGCACCGCGACCGAAGCCCCCTGCGCAAGACAAGGAACAACGGCCCGCAGCCACGCTAGGAAATCATAAGGGGCTGGTCCCTACGCGCCCCCACGCATCGCAGCCTTCCAGCCCCAGCATGAGGGCTGCGATTCAGGAACCAGCTTCTTATGACGCCCCCGAAGGGGCGGGCGGTTTTACGACTGGGGGTGCCGCCCCCACTGGAACGACTGGGCTGAGCCAGCCGCGTCGCGAGCCTTCTTACTGTGCCGGTGCCGGGGGCGGAGGCGTGACTTGCGCCTTGCTGGCCTTGGCAGCAGCAGCGGCGTCAGCCTTGGCCTTCTTGTCGGCCGCAGCCTTGTCGGCCTTTTCCTTCTTGGCCTTGTCGGCTTCAGCCTTCTTGGCTGCCTTGTCGGCGTCGGCCTTGGCCTTTGCATCGGCCTTTTCCTTTGCCTTCGCGTCCTTGGCTGCTTGCTGAACTGCGGCCGAGGTGTTCTTCAGGCCGTAATACTTGCACCAGCGGCCATACTGCGTGGTGATCGTGGCCGGGTTCACGCCCTGCTTCTGGCCCTCGGCCAGCACTTCACCACGGGTAGCCGGGCGTTCCAGTGAGGCCGACAGCTTGTCTGCGATGGCCCAGACCTTTCCGGTCGCGCCATTTGCGTCCTTGGGGCGGGTCACGCCATTGCGTTCGTCCTTGACCGGCGCAGCGGGTGCGGCGGTGGTGTTTTCGGTCTTGTTTGCTGCATCGGTCATGCTGATCTCCGGTGGTTGGTGGGCCTGTTAGTGGCAGGCGAAAAACTCGTTTAATCGGGAGTAGCTGAATGGTAAATGCCAGCCACTCCCCCGTCAAAGACGTTTTAGATCACTTGTGAGGATTTCCATTTGCCGTACTGGGTAGCGGCTGTGGAATCGTTGATGCCCTCGGCCTCGCACGCCTTCATAACTACGACGCGAAAGTCTTTCATGTTCAGCCCGGCAATGCTTTTCTGGCCGGTCTTCTTCAACTGCTCGTCGCAGATGTCCCACACGCGCGCCGTGGTACTACCGGGCTTCGGCCGCTGCGCCGGGCTCGGCGTGCTACGGTGGCTAGGCGGGGTGCTGTGGCCGTTACCGCCCGGCGTAGGTACTGGGGGTACTAGGTGCCCAGCCTCGGCCAGCATGGCCCGCCATTCGGGGTCTGTGGGGCCGTTTTCAGGCGGCAGGGGCAGGGGCTTGTCGCTGTGAAGCGGGTACAACCCCTGCATCATGTGCTTGTGTGCCAACTCGAGCGTTGCAACGGGCGTCTCGTCTACAGGCAGCTCGAGCGACCTGTAATAACAGGCGCGCAGCATGTCGGCATATGGGCGCAGGCCCAAGTCTTCCCCGAACGTGTTCTTGTACAGCTTGATCAAGCTCAGTTCGGTCAGGCAACTGAACGCTCGCACGCACAGGTCGCTAACGTGGGTTGACTTGGTTGCGAAGTCGGTGTCGGCCCAGAGGGTTGCAGCGCGATAGTCATTGGTGCGCTTAACAACCTTCGGGTTTTCAAGGTCGATAACAATAAAAGTTTCAGGCATGGTTGCCTCCAATTACCGGAACAGCGAGTTTATGAATTTACTCGCCAGCTTATACCCAACTTTGCGGCCGATCCGCTTGCCAACGGCCACCGGGCCGCGACTCACCGCGTTCACGTCGCCAAGAAACGACGCTAGGCGGTACAGAAAGGATCTAAAAGACATGCGGCTCCCCCGGTCAGCGGGTTGGGTGGGGCAGGCCAGAGCCGTCCTGCCCCGTAACTAAGGTTAGGCTTTTTTAGCCTGTTGTGCGGCGCGTTGTTCCATTTCCTTCTGCGTGGTCAGCCACAGTTGGTATTGAGTGCGAGCCGTGTAGTGCGCGATGCCAGCCTGTGCGCAGGCTTCAAGCACATCCTTGCGACGCGGGCGCTCGCCGCCGTTGGCCTTTTTGAACTGATCGGCGATCTCCCACACGGCGCGGCAGGGGTTGTCGATCACGCTGGTACGGCGCTTGCCGATGTCGAATGTCCAGTCGCAGTGATGGCAGCCGCCGACTTCGGTTTCGCGTACAACCATTCCGGTTTTTTCGTCGCCGATGCCATGATAAATATCGGCGCTTCCGCACACCGGGCACACCCGGCAGTTGAAGGGGTTTGCTTTGGCATCTTCGACGGCTTGCAGGCGGGCCGCTTCGTGGGCTTCTGCTTCCCCTGCTGCGCTTGCCAGTGCTTCGACGCGTTCGCTGGCTTGCTTCAGCAGCGCCTTGTACACGCCCTCTTCGATTTCACGAGCATCGTACAGGCCAGCAATCGCCTTTTCGCACACGGCGATGTTTGCCATGCTTTGTGCTTGCTCGATCATGCCTTGCACGACTTTGATAGCGTGTTCGGCTTGCTGGCGCTTGCTGACCGGGGCGGAAACTTCAATCACGTCGGTGTCGGCTTCAACGTAGGCAAAGCCTTGCTCGTTTTCAACCAGCTTGGTCAGGTTCTTGAAGTCTTCACCGAAGGCTGCCTTGGCGGCGCGGGCGGCGTTGCTCTTGCTGCTGTAGAACTTTTGTGCTTGCATGATTTGCTCCTAGGTAGAAGTGGCTGCTTCTGGGTTGGGGCAGCAAGTGCGCTGCCCATGACCAGAATATTCTACGGGTAAGAACAAAACATCAAGTAGGTAGAAACCCTCAGTTAGAAAGGTATGTCCGGGATGTGGTGTTGGCACCCGATCACAATCACTTTTGCGGGCGGGCGGCGGCCCCACTTAGTACACAGCTCTTGCTTTTCGTCCCACAGCTCGCAGTTGACGCAGCTAGGCAGAATGCCACGCTGCACAAGTAGCTCGTGTGTCTTCTGGATGGCAAGCTCGTTAGGGCTCATGCCAAGTTCAAGCGGCGAGCGCATCTTCGTCGTAGACATCATTTCTTCTCCAAGTAATCGGCAGCGGCGCGCAAACGAGCTGGGTCGTCTTTCATGTTCCCAATGCCGTGATTGCAGTTCACGCATAACACGCCGCGAACATTCTGCGTTGCGTGACAGTGATCAATATGCTGGTGCTTGCTGCTCTTGAATGCTTGCTTACAGATATCGCAAACAGGCCGAGCCAGCAACGCCAGAAGTTCATCGAGCGTAAGGCCATAAAAGCGGGCGCGCTCTTTCAACTTCAACGCCTTCTGGTTCTCTTTTGAATACGCGCGCGTCTTAGGCAACTCGGCTTCGCGGTTCTGCGCGTAATATGCGCGCCGATAAGCCTTTAGGCGTTCTTTGTTTCGTTCGTAATAACTAGGCCGCTCGTTGCTCATTTTCATCCTCGTACACGTATCCAATAATCTCCGGGTGGCGTTTGTTCACAAGGACAAGTATCTGCCTTGGGGTCTTCAAAGAGTCGATGTGCTTGCCTTCAATGGCAGCTTCCGTAGTGGCAGGCGGCGGCACGTTCGACCGTTCTTTCCACCAGCGCTCGGCCCTGTAGCGGATCGCGCTAGTGTGGCTAAGGCAGACGTACTCTTTGAATACGCGCATGCCTGAATAGTAGTTGACCTCTAGCGACGAGAAGCTGCCTTCGCGCCGTGGGATGTGCTTGCGGTACGTGACCATGTCTACGTTGAAGTATTCTTTCTGGTCCTCGTCTTCTGCGATCAAGTTGTCGGTTGCCGCCTCTGTATCAATCTTCAGGTGCACTGGAAACTCGAACCCGCAGAACTCACATTCGCGCACGCTTGCATGGTTCTCTACGTCGCACTGCGGGCAGCATCGCACAGGCGCGCGGCCCGGCCCGCCCTTGCCTTTCTTCACGGGGATTACAGGGTCATTGATAGGGCCTAGCCTGCGAGCGTTAGCGCCAAAATCCCCAACCAGACACCCCAGAGGCTTCGGCCCCGTGGCAATCGCTGCTGTACGCCCTTCTAGCGTGTTTAGGTCGTAGTGCCAGAGACCGTCCTCTCGCTTGACCACAGGTAGCACTTCGCCGGGGCGGAACCACGGCTTGTAGAGGCTGTCGTAATATGGCCGACTACCGCGCCCCAAGATCTGGACCCACAGCGGGGCGGACTTGGTGATGCGCATGATGCCAAGGTAGTCGATGCGCGGGTCGTCAAAGCCTGTAGTGAGGATGCCGTTGTTCACCAGCGCCTGCACTTCCATAGCCTTGAACGCAGCTATGTTCGCGTCGCGCTGTGCGCCCTTCATCTTGCTATGCACGCACAGGGTTTCAATGCCCATCGCGTTCATAAGCTCGGCCATCATCACCGCGTGGTCTACGCCATTGGCGAACATGAGCCAGTGGTTGCGTCCCCCGGCAATCTCCATCGACTCAATGAGCGCCTTTTCTGTGATTGCCATTGCACGGGACTCGGCCTCTTTCTGGTCGTACTCCCCGTTCACAGTCTTCACGCCCTTTACGTCAATCGTGGCAGTGCGCGATCTCTTGGGGAAGAGCTTGGCAAGGTAGTTCTGTTCAAAGAGCCACTTGAAGCAAGCCCGCGTGGACATGTCAAAGCAGACGTCCGTGAAGACTCCCTCGCCATCGTCTGCAAGACGCCCAGCTCCCATGCGATAGTCTGTCGCAGTGTAGCCAATGATGCGCAGGCGCGAGTTCACTGCGGTTAGTCCGTTGATAAGCTGAATGTACATGGACGACTCTTTCTTGCCGACCATGTGGGCTTCATCGATCAGCAATAGGTCGATATGCCCAAGCATTGGGACACGCGTGTAGAGGGTTTGCACAGACCCGAACGTAATCGGCCGGTTGTACTCTTCGCGGTTGAGGCCGGACGCCACCACGCCAATCGGGGCACCGGGCCATACGTCCAGCATCTTCGCTGCGTTCTGGCCGACAAGTTCTTTGACGTGGGTACAGCACAGAATGCGAGTGGCAGGCCAACCAACAATGGCGCGCAAGCACGTCTCCGCAATCACGACAGACTTGCCCGTGCCTGTTGGCATCACGACGACCGGGTTGCCTTTCGGGTGCGTCGGAAAGTAGTTGAAGGTCGCGTCAACGGCTGCGGCTTGATAATCGCGGGGGCGGATCTTCATGCTTTAATTTCGTTGATGGGGTCCCAGTCGTCACAGGCGGACTTCTGTTCTTCATAGCTGAGAAAATGGCCGTACTCGCCGCACAACCACTCGCCATTGTCCTTGAGCTGAACATGCACGCAGGACCGGCAAGATTTGAATACTGGTGCGCGCCCGTGGCATACGCCATGCTGCCCACACGTCTTGCAGCGGAACCATCCGGGGTTCGTGCTAATCCGCACAGCAGGCACGGGCGCGTCGATGATGCGTTGTTCGCGTTCTTTCAGAAAGACGTAGCGGTCTTCATCAAAAATAACCAGCTCTGCGTAGAGCTCATCTGTGTTCTTGTTGCAGGCCAGATAGAGCCCGGTGTGGAACTTGTACTCCCCCATGTAAAGCAGGGTTTGGTCGACGTGGTTGGGCAGGCTCTTTAGAAGCCCATCCTTTTTAAGCGTCGCAAAGCTCTTCTCGCTGTGCGTCTTGAACTCACCCGGCATAGCCACCGAGGGCGCATCGGGTACGCCCTTGACGACGCAGTCGAGCGAACCACCACCGTGACCGCGATAACCCTTAATAGAGAACTGTTTGCCATTCTGCCTCTCCCACACTTGGCACCCAATCATCTTCATCATCGTAATGAAGCGGAGCTCTTCAAGGTGCCCTCTATTGAACAGCCGGACCATCTGCCCGGATGCACGCTGCTGTGTGCACCAGCGAAAGTTCAACCACATCTCACGCTCGCAGTGACCGCTAATCGAAGAAGCCCCTAGCCTGCGGCTGTAGCCGTCCTCGTTGTCTTTGAAGACGGCGGCCCCGGGCAACGCCAGCGCTTCCGCCACAACCTCTTTGAAGATGCGGCGGTAGGCATTGCCTTGGTCTGCTTCCAACGAATAGTTGATCGCTTCGAGCGTGAGCTGTGCTTTCATTTCGTTACGTTCTGCGGGTTGGGCATAACAGGCTTCACATCGCCGGACACGGTCACGCTGTTGGTGATGGCCCCTTTCGACGTCCGCTTCTGGCTCTTGTTGAGCAGCTCTGCTACACGGGCAACGGCAGCTTCAACCATCTCGCCCTCGAGCAGCACGAACGAGTGGTGGCCCATGATGCATTGGATCACCAGCTTGCCAGCGGCAACGTCGAACCAGACGCTCACAACGTGGTCTGGGTTCAGGAATACGTTTTTACGAACCTCGACGAGCATTGCGACCCTCCATGGTCTGGTAGATAAAGTACAGCAGCAACGACGCCGCAAACTTGCTGAGTGACATCGCAATGATGCTGCCCGGGTTGCCCATGCCGATACCGAACAAGAACAACGCGCTGTCGACTGGGATGGCAATGGCACTACTGATCAATACGCGGTGCTGGAAGGGCTTCTTCGTGACCGTGTACACTGCCCAGTCAATCAGCTCACTGACAATGAACGCCGCGCCGCTCACAAGCGCAATACGCGGGTCTGCCAGAACTACTGACAGTGCAAGCCCCAGCCACATTGCGATGAGCACGTAGTGGCCCGCGTAGCGCTGTGTGTAGTCGCGCATGATGAACACGAGCCCAACGAAGAAAGCCATCGTTGGCACTATGCCGAGCGGCGTGTGGACAACTGGCAGCTTCGTGAAGGCAATGTTCACAAAGAGGATCGTGAGCAGATATAGGGAGGCCGCCGCGTAGGCCCGGATGCGGTTGGCAGAGATGGTTGCCATTTCTTCAGCCGACATACGCAGCATCGTCGCCTCCAGATTTGCGCATGGCCTTTTGCAGAATAGCTTCAATGCGAGCCTGCGGTTTGAAGTAGTTCGGCCCCTTCATCACCTTGCCGTCTTCACGGTAGATGGGTTTGCCGTCCTCGCCCAGCTTGCTCATGTTGGACGCATGAATCGCCTCCATGATTTCGCAGTGGGGGAAGCCGAACACCAGCGCCGACCCGCTAACCAAATAGTCGACGTCACCAAGGGCGTCGGCCATTTCGACGATGTCCAGCGTCTGCCCCGGCACAGGTTCAACCCGCGCATCGTGCAACCACTTGTGAGCTTTGATGTCGTGGCGAGGGAAGACTTCCACGCGCAGGCCAGCCGCTTCGCAGAACTCGAGCACCTCTTCGAGAATCATGCGGGCACGAAGGGCGCGCAACTCTGGGTTGCCCGTGTTCGGGTGCTGCGCGATCGGGTGGCCGAACTTTTCATGGAACTCGGCCACGTACGCAATGGAAGCGGGGTAGAGGACGCCGCCATCGTATTCGCTGGGAACCGGTACAACCTTCGGATGTATCGGCGTGCCGAGCGGGCCAGACGCATGCATTTCATCTTCGCTCTTTGCACGCAGTTCGGCAGGCGGCATCGTTGCGTCGATCATCTGGTGCGAGAGCATCTTCAGCCAGAGTTCTTTGGCGTCTTCTGCGGTATAGGCTTTGCCGTGCGCATTGATCGCGTCGGCAAGGTTTTGATATACGGATGGGGTCACAGCGGCTCCTGTAGAGAAAAAGAACCCCGGCCGAAACCGGGGCGCAGCGTCAAGCTAGATTAGCCTTGCAGCCACGGGGGCGTATCACCAGCGGCGGCAGGTGCACTCGCAGCCGGGGACGTTGCCGCCGTAGCAGTGTTCGCAGCCCCCGCCGAGGCAGTGCTGGCAGCACTCGCCTGTGCAACTGGCGGGGCGGTGGGGGTGGCGGATTCCAGCTTTCCCAGCGCATCGGCCTTGAGCAAAACTTCTTGACCCTTGTACCAGTGCGGCGGGCTCGACGGGTGCTGCGTCCAGCCTGCTTCAGCAAGGCGCTCTTCGTCGGTCTTGACCACAGGTGGCGGGGGCGGTGCGTCGGGCAGTGCGGGCGGTACATCGGGTGCCGGGCCGGACGTTTCCGCGTTCTTCATCCAGTCCGGGGCGTCGGCCGGTGCGTTCGCGCCCATCGGGGTTCCGCCAGCCTTGGGTGCTTCAGCGTTGGCAAGGTCGGATTCACTCAGTTCGCTGAGGGGCTTCCAGCCCTTGATGACGTTGCGCGCATCGTAGGTCTTGTCACCTTCTTTGCGTTCGTCCTCGATGCCAATCTTGACGGCAAGCTCTTTGCCAATGAGCTGCTTATCTTCTTCGAGCACACGGATACCTACGGCGTGGCACAGCGCGGAAAGCTGCTCTTGCCCGATGCGTTGGGCGTCGGCGTTCTCGTGCTTCCAGTTGAGGCCGTCGAACGCCTTGCGGCCCTTGTACGTGCCGCGCGTTAGTTGGACTTCCAACGACAGACGCTCACCCTTTGCGCCGGTCTTGTTTTCCGCGTCGGCGATCTTGGCAGCGTACCAGCCTTTCGGCACGAGGTCGAAAGTTGCCGGTGCGACTGTGCTCGAGTCAAATCCCATCTTTGCCATGAATAGCTCCTAGTTTGCTGCGATGATTTTGTTGATGATGTAGCCAAGGTGCGGGCGCTCAATTTGCGCCAGTGACCCCGAACGATCCTTGGCGTCATTTTGCTCGTCGGGCTGGGTTTGGAGATAGCGGTACGTGTCGCCGTTTTGTTGGCGACCAAGGGTCATATAGAACACCTCGTCGAAAAAGTAGGGTAGCTCTTTAGCGAGGGCCTTGCCGGGCGTCATGGGACCGCCCTTCAAGTTGCCATCGCCATCCAGGACGTAGTCAAACTTGGCTGACATGAACACATGCTTGCCTGCGATGTCGCGGAACTTGCGGATCTTCGGCACGATCTCGTCAAGCATGACGCCGAACGCTTTGCGCCCATCCTTGTTCTCGGTCTTGGCATGGGCCAGCACAACCTCGGCGATCTCGCTCAAGCTATCCAGATATACAGACTGGAAAGCGGCAGCGTGCGGGCTGGTAGTGAGCCAAGTGTGGATATCGTCCAAATCGTCGAAATCCTTCACAATGAGCGCGGGGATGTCGTATGTAATGCCGGGCGTGTTGACCCCGTACACGCGCTCAATGTTCTTCTTGGACAGAGACAGCGCGCCATTCTCTGCGGTCACAAGGATTGGCTTCGGCAGCGTCGCCGCAAGCATCGTCTTACCGATGCCCGACTTCGCATACACGAGACCTTTCACGCCGTGGCCCACAGATAGCTCGCTGGTACGTGAGAAGTGAACTGGCATTATTCGGCCTTGGTCGGCGGCACAATCTTCATGCCGGGTAGGCCGGGCTTCGTGGTCATAACCGAAGCCAGCACGGCGTAGATCTTGTGGGCAGGGCCGTCGGCGTCCTTCTCTTTGGCGACAGCCTTTTCGATTTCGCGCATGGGCGTGATCACAATGTCGGCCGTGTACTTGAACAGCGAGTCGACGGTGACGCCAAGCTGCGTAATGTTCAGGTCGCGCATCTGCTGGATAGCTGTGGGCAGAGCTTGCTGGTCCAGCGTGCGGTTGAACTTCTGGTCGATCTCGAGCTTCCAGTCATGCGGCAGCAAGAACGTCGACTTGCCCTCTTTGGTAGTGGGCAGCAACTTGGCGACCAGTTCAGCGCGGAACTTGCGTTCGGCTTCAATGGCCTTTGTTGCGGCTGCTGCGAGCTTGCTCCACTCGTGCAGGTCTTTTTGCAGATCATCGGGGACTGCGGGTTTTGGCGCTGCCGCTGGCATACGTGGCTCCTAGAACAACGAAAGGTGATGGGGTACGTCGCGCTGGCCGTGATCATCCGCAAGGCTGGTGAGCAGACAAGACGCGAGCGGGACTGCATAGAAGTATTGCGGTGCCGGGTACAGAAGACGCAACGTGTCGCCCATTACCGTGTCTTCACTGAACACGCCAACGAACGACAGATGCGCAGAGCACGGGTCACGACGCATTACCAGATACAGGGGCGGCGGATTCATAGACGGGCGATGGGAATCGCTGGGCTTGCTCTTCTGCGCGCTGCTGCGCCCACTGAGCGAGGCTTGCATAGTCCCGGAAGATCTGGGTTTGCTTGCCGCCGAACGGAGTTGAGAAAGTGACTTCGCACTTGTCGCGATTGTAGGCCATTGGGTGCCCCTTGGTTGCGGTAGGTGGATACTAAGCGCTTCCACGCAGCTCATGCAACGACGTTTTAGATGCTCTGCGCAAGGGGGTAGGATTTTCTTGTAAATCGCGTTGCGAGCCAGCTACCATAGCGCCACCTATATAAAGGGGGCACCATGTACCCGTGTGATCAACCGCAGAGCCTAATCACTAAGACGTTCGTCTTGCTCAAAGAAGACGAGCGGAGCCTTGCTGATATTTCCATTCGCGCGCAAATCCCTTACTTCTGGCTAGAGTCGTTCAGCAAGGGTAAGGTCAAGAACCCCGGCATTAACCGGGTGCAGTACCTCTACGAATTCCTGACTGGCAAGAAGCTCATTGAAGGCTGATAGGAATGCAAAACAAGCTGGACAATATCCCGCTCGAGATGCGGGAACGGCGTCAATGGGTCTGCGCCAACTACGACAAGAAACCACTCATTGTATTCAACGGGAGGGCAGGCGAGGGGGCAAGCGTCACAGAACCCAACGATTGGGGCACGTTCGAGGATGCCGTAGACCTGTGGCAATCCTACCCGAATATCATCATGGGCATTGGGTTTGTGCTAACCAAGGACGACCCCTACGTGATCATCGACTTCGACGACAAGCCGGAGAAGCCTGCACCGGAAGGCGCGCGTGCATGGTTCGGCCAAGCTGCCGTCAAGCTGGGTTGCTACGTCGAGAAGTCAATCAGCGGCTACGGGTTCCATGCCTTCTTGAAGGGTGACTTCCCGCGCGGTGTCAAAGGCCACGGCTTTGAGATGTACGGCCACGAGCGCTACATCCTCATCACTGGCGACATGGTGCAGGCCGGGCCAATGGTGCACGACCAAGAGTTCATCGAGAGCCTTGCAGAGCTTATCGAGACGAACCGGCCCAACGTAGGCGGCAGCAAGTACGAGTTCAACGAGTTGGTTGCAAAGCGAGACGACGACCGCGTCATGCGCCACCTCGAAGCCCTCAACAAGAACCTGTTCTCGCTGTACCAGACGGGCGATTGGCAGGGTTACTTCCAGCACGTCAAACCAGACGCACGCGACAAGAGTCAATCTGTTGCTGACCTCGCCGTGGTGCAGGCCCTGTGCTCGTGCACCGACAGCGATGAGCAAGTCTTGCGTCTGTGGCGGCGTAGCCCACTGGACCCGCACCAGCGCAAAGAGCCGTCGAAGAAGAAGCCCAAGCCCGAAGACTACATGCGCCGCACGATTGGCCTTGCCCGCGCACATGTGGCTAACGACCGTGCATCTGTGCCGGTGATGGATTTCTCTAGCCTGAGCAAGAATGCAAAGGCCAATTGGGAGCCTCCACCACCAGCCCCGCCACCCCCTCCGCCACCCACACCCCTAGCGCCCCCGCCAGTGCCCACGGCTGGCCCGTTTCCGCCCGGGCTCTTGGGCGATATCGCACGCTATATATACAGGGTGGCCCCACGGCCTATTGAAGACCTCGCAATGGCTGCTGCTATCAGCTACATGGCGGGCATCTGCGGTCGCACATACAACGTATCCGCACAGGGCCTCAACCAATACGTGCTCGTGGTGGCAAATTCCGGTATCGGCAAAGAGGGCATGAAGCACGGCATCGACAGCATTCAATCTGCCGTGAGCCGTATCAGCAACCACGCAGGCAAGTTTATCGGCCCAAGCAACTTCACGACCGGAGCCGCTGTACAGAAGCATCTGGAGACAGAACCCTGCTGTCTGTCGCTGTTCACCGAATTCGGTCAAATGCTGGTGCGCTTCAATAGCCAGCGCGACGAGCACGGCAAGCTGCTGAAGGCTGCTCTACTGTCTGCCTATACCAAGTCTGGCTTCCAAAGCGTCATGGACAAGGCCAAGTATTCGAAAGACGAGAACAGCATTGAAAGTATCAAATCGCCAAACCTGTCGATACTGGCCGAGGGTACACAAAGCACAGTCTTTGATAACCTGCCGATGGGTAGCATTCTTGATGGCTTCTTGCCTCGCTTCTTGTGCATCGAATACACAGGCGAGCGTCCACCGCTAAATGAGCATCTTGCAGAGCAGCCACCGCCCCAGCTTGTATCGCGCGTTGCTGAATTGATGGAGCGCGCAGAACAGGCCCGGCAGGGTAAGCAGGTGATGGATGGCCCCGGCGCAGGCATGCTCAAGGAACGCCCCTACACAGGCGAAGACGTCAGCTTCAACGCAGAAGCAGAGTCATACCGGCTGGACTTCATTAAGCGTATCGATGCAGAGTACAACGCGCTGGACAGCGAGGGGTTGCGGGCACTGAACAGCCGCCTCTATTTGACCACACTCAAGCTCGCCGCACTGTGCGCCGTTGGGTGCAATTTCTATGGTCCGGTAATCACGTTGCCTATCCTGCAATGGGCCGAAAAGCTCGCTCGTAGATCCCACGACACCTTTGCATCGAAACTGCAAAAAGGCGACATTGGCGGCAACGCAGTCGGAAAGCGTGAGCAGGTCATTATCGACATTGCACGGGACTTCATTCTGAATGGGGCATCGCCATCGTACTTCACAAAGAACGTAGACATCAAAGCCCTGCGTGCTAACGCGTGCGTCACGTACGATTACATCCGTCGACGTGTGCGCATGCAGAAAGCCTACGCGGACGACGGTGTGTTTGGGGGTAGCGTTCTTAAGGCAATTCTTACTGGATTGCAAGACGCGGAGGTGCTTGTACCGATCGCAGCAGCAGAGGCAAAAGAACGCTTCGGCGTGTCTAACGTACTTATGCTTATGCGCCCTGACTGACGTCGCATTTTTCCCAAATATAGGCTTGGGGCGGGGGGGCTTTCCGGCCCGCAAAGCCTTACTGGTGGCCGGTTTCCGGGTTTGGGAATAACAAGGTTTTGGGAATATTAAATAAACAGCAAAAGGCATACCCCTTATACGTCAAGTTTTAATAGTGTAATTATTATCCTTTATTCCTTTATTCCTTTATTTATATAACCACTTGTATTTAAAGGCAAAAACGCCGGACGCCGCATGGGAGCGTGCTGTCCATACCACATGGAGGCCAGAATGGCAGTTAGAGTCGAGTATTGGATACGCGTCACGCGCATGGGTTACGAGAGATATAGAGTGCATCTGGTAAGTGGCAGGGAGCAGATGCAACTCTGCACTTTGCCGACAGGTCCAGACGCAGTAGAGTATGCGCAAAGGATGGTCCGGTTCTTAACGAACGAAACACCGGGTGCACTGTACGAACCAGATGCAGATCTACTATACGAGCAGAGCTTCGAAGTGATTCAGCATCTAGCAGAGGAAAATGAACGATTGAACCCAAGGGGGAAAGATGGGCGGTAAAGCGAGCTTGGACAAGGGGAAGAGGGCCGAGAGAGCCGTCGCTCTGGTGCTGCGCGAAATTTTGGCGCAGGCCGCAAACGAGCTGAATGTGGACAATGACACGGCAATCTCTCGCAACCTAATGCAGAGCGATCAAGGCGGACATGACATCATCGTGCCGTGGTGCGCCATCGAAGTAAAACACCACGAGACGCTATGCCTGCCGCAGTGGTGGGCGCAATGCCTAGCCAGTGCACAACGTGTCAAGCTCGAGCCTGTGCTGATCTATAAGCAGAACAACGTCAAGTTTCGGGTACGCCTCTTTACGACGATGCACGTATGGGATGGCACGCAGGTCAAGGTATTGAGTGATATCTCATGGGAGGACTACCAAGTCTATTTCATGCAGCAGGCGCGGGCGTACTTTGCGTATCGTGCGCGGCAACAGGGCCAGCGCGCCGCAGGCTAGGCGCAAACGCCCCGGGGTAGGGCTAGGCCACACCCCGGGCAGCAAACGCAGCCACGGGGCTAAAAACTAGGATTGGATATGGCAGCAGAAAACACACCCAAGCAAGAGGACGCGAACGTTATCGCAAAGAGTATTCAGGCGCTGGATTTGCGGCTGCAAGGACTCAGCTATGCGAAGATCGCTGCCATCATGGGTCTAAGCCAAGCGTACGTTCACAAGCTCGTGCGTCGCAGGCTGAAAGAGAACCTCGGCGATAAGCCAGAGCAGCTACGCAGGATCATGACGGCTCGACTGGACAAGCTATTCGAGCACGCATACAACGCGCTGCTGAACACACCAGACGCTCCGGGCCTTGTCAACAAGGACGCCATTGAGGCAATCCTCAAGATCGAGAAGCGTAGGGCAGAGCTGCTCGGGCTTGATCTAACTCCTCCAAAAGCAGTCAACCTAAACGTAGACAACTCGCAAACGACTGTGCAATTCTACTTGCCAAGCAACGGGCGCGACGACCCGCCGCAGTTGCCCCCGCCCATACCTGCCGAGGTCATTGACGTGGCAGCCCGTGTGATCGCTAGTCCTGACTATGAGGAAGAAGATGAAGAAGCTGATTGAAGCGTTTAAGCGTTTGTGGAAGAAGCACGTTTGCGATGATGCGCCCGAGGGCTACGACATCGATGCAGACGTAATGCGCAGCGGCGATTGCCGTTGTGCGTCATGTATGATCGATGGCCCACTCACACCGCCACCGAAGAACTTCCCTTGCCGCATCGACCGCATATGGTTCGACGAACTGGAAGACACGCCGCCCGTTAAGATGCCTGTTGTGAGCGATGTACAGCAAGACCCGGTCACGAAGGCGTGGCATGGCCGTGTGGACAACTACGGCCAACTCCACGTCGAGCAAGTG